ATGAAAGCATTAGGAGATAGTCATACCGCATATGATGTAATGAGAGAATACATGATTACAGGAGCTGAACTGGATGGTATATACCAGATTCCAATGATGGACAAATATGTGGACGAGATACCACAAGACACAGTGGATTTTAAAGACAGTTTCAGTCGCAAGATAAAGAATCATCGTGATTTGTGCATCAATTTTTATATCCATGACTGCGAATTTGAAAAGCTATGGAATAATCCAGACAGGTACCTGGAACATTTAAAATGCTTCAAGAGCGTGATCGCACCGGATTTTTCCATGGCTGTTGGACAGGATGGAATGCCGTTCGCTATGAATATCTGGCAGAAGTACCGTAATCATGCATTGTCTCATTATCTCAGCATGAACGGAATTAAAGTTATTCCGAACGTAAGCATACCACCAGAGTATTGCTATGACTGGGCTTTTGATGGTGTGCCAAAAAGAAGCACCGTAGCATGTTGCACCAATGGAAGAATTAAATCCAGAGCATCCAGAGAAGAATTCTGTATAGGATTTAAAGAAATGGAAAGTCGCATAGAGCCGCTTCGAGTTATCGTTGTAGGAAAAATACCACCTGAACTCAATACAGACGTGGAAATCATCAATTTCAAGACCAGAAGTCAGAAGATCAAGGATAAGGAGGGAAAATATGGGGTATAGTACTGGAAACTCATTGAGAAAGAAATCGAAGACCAGAAAACAGGAAGAACGAGAACAGAGGATGAAAAGTGGAACTGCAATAAAGAAGAGAAGAAGCACTGGTAAAGTAGATCATCTAAATAAATTGAAATAATTTTACATTTTCCACAGTCCCAGAATAGATGCTATAAAAATATTTGTGCAAAATCACAAATAAATAAAAAATATAAAACGACCTGTATCCATGGAAAAATGATTTTTTTCGTTCAAAATCCATGCTTCGGGTCTTTTTGAATGTCTGCGAAAATTTGTACTCGTGAGGCTTTATAGTAAAGTGATGATGCATCAAGGAATATACCCGCGGCAAAGCGTGCCGCCATCCGATGCACACGATCATACTAGAAACATTGTAATTAATTGCATAATTGCGTCTAAAATCAATTCGAACGGCAGAAGCCTATGCTTTATCGAATGATGATATAAAACGGCTTAAAAGCCAAAATACAGCGTTAAAACATTATAAAGCAGTAAACCGGGATATAATACAATAACCCGATGCCATTATAAAGCCCGTAAACACGCCTAGAATCAATTTTGTATTTACAGTCGATAAAAATACACATGTAAGCATATAAACGGCTGTAAAACGCCAAATAAGCGCTTACAAAGATAACAAAACCGGCAACAGCTACATAAACTAGACGGACTGCCAGAAAATCAGCGTGTAAAAATGGTTCATAAACAAGACCGCCCGAAGCGATCCAGAATAGATGCAGCCGGAAACCTGGACAGAATCCAAATCGGCAGTTATCCACATTGACATATATAACAATAATACGCCCTTTATATTTTACCGTCAATCCTTTTGATTGATTGCGTAAAACAGCCTAGAAACAGCTTTACAGCCGCAAACGGTAAAATATACCATAATGCAGATATAAGCCGTTAAAAGTCGAATAAAAGGCACTAGAGCAGAAATCCCGGCACAGGTCACGAACCAACGCCGCCCGGAGCGGATGCAGGACACCAGAAAAAGAGCAGCGTTTTACTACTCTAAATAGTTTATATTTGCGATCCGGGGCAAGTCCCGGAAGAACTCCCGGAAGCCGGAGCCGTCAAGAATATTGTACTGCCGGTCAGATGTTGGAATGATTCTGCCGCTCTTAATCTCCATGCAAGAAAGTTGCAAATGATCCGCTTTTTTTGGCGATCTATGCAGCGCGTAGCGCATAACAGACACCGTCCCAGACTGGCAGCGAACCGGCGGCAAGTCGTACCAGATCAGCGGAATAGACCCAGATGAAACTGCCCGAAAAATATCGGCGGCGTTCTGCCTTGCAATATCCCTTATTTTTTGGACTTCGGAAAAATCGCCGTTTTTTATGGCGGCAACGGTTTGTTTGGACGTTGGTTTTGCAATTTCAACCATTTTTTCTCCTTACTACAAGTCGAATTTTTGCTTGATTTTTTGTGCACTATGATGTATGATACACATATCAGCTAGTAACAGTGCTGGTTCTCGTGTGAACCATGATTTTGCCGAGAGTCGCCCCGATCAATGGCGGGACGTTGAGTTGAAAAATATCATTATATTTTTGTTTGTGGAGACACAGAAGCAGGGAAAAGGATATGATGAAAATTATATCCTTTTTTACTTGCATTTTTCTGCATGTAATGTTACTATTGGTAATAGTAACATTATTGTTATTCCTTAGTAGCCATGGTCTTGCTAAGGGTCGCCATAGCCAAAGGTATGGCGTTGAGTTGAAATACATTTTTATATATTTGCTAAGTCAAAGCAAGGAAGGGGAAGCGTGATAAAAAATCACGCTTTTTCTTTGGCTTTTTTTAGAATCTCGCGGTAAATTCTTGCGCCTCCGTCCCATTCGTTTCTATCGGCTAAATATTCCTCGGCGGTTTCTTCTCGGACTTCGCCGGAATTTTCGAAATATGCAATTTTTCCCGTGCGTTTCTGCGTAACTTCGTTTGCTGACAAGGTATAGAAAGCCGCGCAGCTTTCACGGAATTTTTCGGCACGCTCCATTAAGTCAATCATTTTTTTAAGCTGCGGAATTGAAAATGTTTTCAAATCCTCATCAGTGAGTACGTTTTTCACGTACCACTGAATATCTTTTACAGCTTCTGATTTTTTGAATAATAGTTCTTCTTTTCTCATGTTTTTTTCCTCCGTTTTTTGTTATTATACCAGCTTTTCAACTGATATAAAAGGACGTTGCCGGGAATCGAACCCGGCGGAAACCATTACGCCTAATTCAAGCAAGCATTTATTTTCTTTTCCAGATGTGGGAACGCTTCACAAATTTCTTGCACGCTGTCGGCGTAATAATCACCAACCATTTTACCAAAAATTCTTATATTACCAGAATAAAAACACCCTAAATCATTAAACCAGATGTCAAGCCCCGTTGCCTGTTCCTTTTTGTCGTTGTACCACATATCAATCTTGATCATGTTTTCTTATCCTCCTTAAATTTTTGTTAAAAGGCCGCCGGGGAAATGCTCCCCGGTACGCTTGCCGGCCTAATTGAATTTAACTTCAAGCGGCTTTACAATTCCACTTCTTAATTCTTCGAGCGCGATTTTATTAACTTCATTTTTACGATAATCCACCTCGTAAGAATCAATAATTTTGTTTTGATTGTTCATTCTTGTATAAAATTCTTGTGTCTTGTCTTCCCAGTACCATACAAAATAAGTATGTAAGATATAATTTTTATCATCATAGATACGTTTGCAACGTCTTTTACTTCCGTTCATTAAGAAAATATCCTCTGGTGCTTCTAAAGCGTCGTACTCTGTATTTGAACAATGATGTTCTATTTCTTTATATGTCCAGATAACAGCGCCGCCCCATGTATTTTCTCCGGTCACAACTGCTCTTTTAGTTCTCAACCATGCTTGCATATCTTCTTTAGTTCTCCATGCATAGCTACTCATTCCAGCTTTAGAAGCAAAATATTGATAATCACCATTATTTTCTGCTTTTCTATATGACAGATAATATTTATCATGTGTTTTTGTGGAAAACATTTCTTTATTATCGTTACACTCCCACAAATTAACTGTTGCAGTAAAATAAATTCCACCATTTGCGCAAGCCCCAGCATTTCCCCAAGTCCAGAAAGTATTGCTTGACATGCCTTTATATGTAAATTCGTTTTCTTTGTGATGGTTGAATGCACCGCCTGAAACGCTACCACATAACTTACTATCGCAAATACTCAAATGCACTCCGGCATTTTCACAAAGTTCTATATTTTCCCCTCTCTTCATTGTCGCGGTTGCTTTTGGGAAATATTCCCCATATTCGTTTGTATACTCTACTACATCATATTTTTGAATAACGTTTACAGAGCGTGATCTTTCAATCATTTCGATAATGCGGTTTACTTTTTCCACATCTGATTCATCAAGCCCATAATAGCTGTCGAAAAGCTCGTTTTCTTTCTTTAATGTTTCAAGTGTGTACTTTTTCATAGTTCATTTACCTCTCTTTTTATTTTTTTAAAGTCCGGCGGTTGCGTTGGGGCTACGGCTTGACCGCCGCCGGAAAGATTAATTTACGAAATCTTCAAGTTCTTGATCGGTCATTGACTCGACTTTTACTCTGGCTTTGATCGGTGACCACTCACGTTCTCCGACCAGATATGCAAATACGATTGTTTCTAAAATTGTTCTTTCCTCTTTTTCCATTCTTGTTTTCCTCCTGTTCTTGTGTTCCCTTTCGTTGGTATTATAATAGCACTAATAATAGTGTATGTCAACACTAAATTTAGTGCTTTTTAAAAATATTTTATATTGCTTTTTGGTGCTAATCCTATTATAATAATGATATAATTGTTTAGGAGGTCACAAGATGTTTAAATATAAAATAGATGTTATGAAATCATTATCAGATCACGGTTTTACATCTTCCAGAATGAGAAAAGAAAAGATTCTGAGCGAGGCAACAATGCAGAATTTAAGAAAAGGCAAAGGAATAACAACAGACACATTAAACACAATATGTATTATATTAAGGTGTCAGCCGTCGGATGTTCTGGAGATAGTGCCAACAAACGAAGAAAAAATAAAGTATTTTTAAACACTAAATTTAGTGTTTACTTATATATGAAAATGTGCTATACTGTAACTATAATTAAGAAAGGAGATGCTACAGTATGGCAAATTTAGAAGATTTTCGTATTCCACAATATGAAGGTTGTGGAATATATGCAATAGTTAATTCACAAAAGATGAGCTGTTATATTGGCTCAAGCAAAAATATTAAGTTAAGAGCAATTAACCATAAGGCACATTTGAAGAAGGGGAAACACCACAATAAACTGCTGCAAAAAGATTTTGAAAACGGAAATTCATTTCGCTTTATTATATTATGTAAATTAGATTCAAACATAGACAATGATTTGCTAATTGCATACGAAAAAATGTATATGATATCAGCCATGGATAACTATTTTGAACTGTATAATTTACTTCCGAAAACGCAATGGAATAATCAAAGAAGCTGGATAATTCAACACATAATTTATTATTTTATGAATAATTATAAAATATCAGAAAATCTCATTTCTGCTTTTGAGGCAGAATATGAAACTACTCCGGCATATATGCATAATAGAAAACCAGAGAATAGATAATTGATTTATTATTGAATTAAGAAAAAGTAGTAACTAAAAAAAATTGAAGATGTAAACTATTTTTAGAAATGCTTGTTAATAAAATAAAGCCCTAGGAAATTATCCCGGGGCTTTTATAATGCTTTTTTGTGGCGGCTTTTAGGACAGGTACAGAACCGCCGCCAAGATCCTGATATAATTATTCATAACATAACCCAAGCCAAAAGTCAACGACAATTTTTTGATTGACTTTTACGAATTGTTCTGTTATATTCGAAACAACGAAGCCGACGGAACTCAGGAAGGGGCAGGGCTGACAAAGCGGAATCGTAACTGAACACAAAAATAAACATAGCCAGATCATGCCGGATCAGATACCGGAAGGTCTGGCTTTTTGTGTGTTCAAAATGCCCTATTATAATATTATATATATATTAATATTATGGATTATGAATATCTATAATCATAGTTATTCCCTGTCCCTTCCTAGATTCCAGAGGCTGAGTTGATTAATATAATATTATATATAGCATATATAATATACATAGATATAGTATATGCTGTTATATGAGATTGACTAAAAGTTTTAAATTAATAGTTGACAGAATAACAACTTGTATGTTAATACTGTTAATAGACACGAAAACGAAATATATTTTTAACGCATTTTGCACAGGATAACAGGAGCCGGAACAATGGCTCACATGTTTTTCTGTGCTTTTTTTATTTGCAATATTTTTATAGATTAACGTTATAAAGTGAGGTGATACAGTGAAAGATTCAAATACTATAACAGCATCCCAAAATATAGAGGTATATGAAAATAAAATATGGTTATTGGTAGATGAGTATATAAACACTGTATTATGCATACATCAAGAAGATTATGACAGTATAGAAAAGTATAAGAAAGATATAGCTAATAATCGCATTGATATGTTTTTCTATATTGCTGATCATATTGAAAAACCGAGTAATAATGATATAGAACTATTAGACAGTATATTTAATATATATATACGTGTATGTGGTAGATATGGTATATCACCTACTTTACAAATGTTTGGAATATTAGTTGGAATTAACAACATGACGTTTAGCGACTGGGCGAACGGAGACTACAGAACCGCCTCAACGCATGGCATAACGGTGAAAAAATGGAAAGAAACATGTGGAGCCTTTGCGTTGGATAAGCTACACAACCAGGACGGCACGAATGCCAACTTGATATTTGCTTGTAAAGTAGCTTACGGCATGGCGGAAACGGCACCAATTCCAGCAGGACAGCAGCAGGGCATACCGCAACAGACCGCCCAACAGATCGCAGACAAGTATAAGAATGTCCTGGAACTTCCAGAGATGGAAAAGCCGGAGCTATAACAATATGTTGTATTCTATGAGATTAATACACAATATATAGTAATGTTCAATGTTCTTTTAGGGTGTACTCATAATGCACACGCACGGAAACGCGAAAAGTTGTGCAATATGACGAAGAAAAGTACAATAATTCTCCTTGGCTACTGCCGAAGGCATCCGAAAAACAGCGTTAAGACCGGGACAACGGGAACCCATGGGGCAAAGGGTTGCCCGGTCAGCGTCACCAGGAACAGACCCGGGAGGGGGTGTATATGGATGCCCCGAACGGCCTAATGAGTGCCCCGACCGCCCCAAAATTTAAAAAACGCCCTTTTAACAACAAACCCTCAACATGGCAGAGATAGTGATTGCAACACGACAAGCCGTAAGCCTTAACGGTTTCTTTGCCAGATAAAAAGGCATAAAAAAAGAGAACCATTACGGCTCCCTTTTCAAATCGTCACTATTAAATTTTACGATAACATCTGGGATTGCTTCAACGGCAATCTGACATCCAAGAAAATCCAGAATTGCAATAAGCTCATTTGCAGAAAGCGTTTCTCTGGAAAACTTGTTTGCAAGTGCTTGTGGCGAAGTACCTAGATGCTCAGCCACTTGAACATTTGTTATTTTCTTCAGCTTCATGATTTGCTTAACTTTTTGAGATACCATGACAACACCTCCTATCTACATAATAAACGCAAATGTTATAAAAATCAAACAAAATTCACTCAAACGTGTATTTTACTATTGATATAGCACACCCTATGGTGTATAATTAAACTATAAAGAAACGGGGGCGTGTATATATGAAGATAGGATATGCAAGAGTATCAACAGTTGACCAGAACGAAGCGAGACAGATGGAAGCATTGAGAGAAGAGGGAGTTGATAGAATTTACATGGATAAGAAATCCGGCAAAGACTTCAACCGTCCTGAGTACCAGAAGATGATTTCAGAACTGCATAAAGGAGATGTGCTGGTAATTCATTCGATTGACCGTTTGGGAAGAAATTATGAAGAAATTATCGACGAATGGAGAAAAATCACTAAAGAAATCGGCGCAGACATCATTGTGCAGGATATGCCACTACTTAATACTTGCCAAAGCAAAGACTTAACAGGCACATTAATTTCAGATATCGTGCTTCAGCTTCTTTCATATGTAGCACAAAGAGAAAGGGAAAATATCCGTCAGCGTCAGAAAGAAGGTATTGCAATTGCAAAGGCTCAGGGCAAGTATAAAGGACGTGCAAAGAAAGAGATTAACAAAAAACTCTTTGAAGATACTAAAGCCAGATGGCAGAATGGTGAGATTACAAAAATTCAATTTGCTGAGATTATTGGAGTTTCCAGAGGAACATTATACAAAATCTTAGGGGAGGAAAAGGATGATTGATTTTACAAACAAGGCTATTACTACAAAAAGTGATTTAGAATCGGAACAGTTACTTAAAAAAGCTGTAGCACAAGGGTTTGGATTACCAAAAGGCGAAAAAGCTTTAATTACTAACAGATTCTTTAGATTTATCGGAAGTCCATATAAGCAGATTTTAATTCCAGCAACGATAAGCCATGCAGAATTTGACCAGGCTATTTCTTACACGGATTTGTTTGGTGATCCTGAAGCGGAATTAAGAAAAATTGTTGATTCAGCTACAAGATGGTGCAGAGCTTATGGATATAATCATTTAAGCATATTTGCAAATGAGGGAATAGATAAATTTTCTGGCAAAGGACTTGCGAAAACTCCAGAAGGAGTTGTCCAACGTGTTGATGTTGATGTGATGAAGCCAAGAAAGATTACTATTGCTGAATTAGAAAAACAGTTTGGATACCCAATTGAGATTGTTAGTTAAGGATACTGCGTATGAAAAAGTATAATTCACAAGGCGAATCAATCCGCATCCGGTTGCCGTACCAGCTAGAACGAAAACTCATAGCTGAGAAGAACCGAACCGGTAAGAGCGTATCACAGATTACCCGTGAAGCACTGGCAGAATATTTTCGAAAGAGGTAGGCAAATGTCGATACTCGAAAAATTTTTCAAAAATAAAAAAGGCCCTTCTGAGATACCAGAGCCAAAAAATTCTGTTTTCCCTAAAATCATACAGAATGAACCTATAATTGCACATGCTAAAGCAATTCTTTGTGACGAAAAAATGTATGACACAAGTAAAGCAACAGAGCTTATTGTAATAAATAAATACGAAAGGTCTTCTTTTAGCGAATCTGTTTATCGAGCGTATTTTGTAACAGAAAATGGAAGATTTTTTTCGGCTGATAAAGTTATAGACCGCAGGAAAGAATACAAAATGTTAGAAAATATTGAAGTGCATACGCAGTATATTCATTACTCTGATTTGAGAGTGGAAGCAGAAAACGTAGTTAAAGCAATTATTGGACAACATGATATAGCACTGTATAAGCAGTTATTCGGGGAGGTAGAGGAAGCATGAATAATAACAAGAAAGTTTATTATGTGTACGTAGAAAACGGAAAAGCAGTTATTACGGAGGAAGCACCGGACTTCGATAAAATTCACGATTACATGCTAGTGAAAGCGGATGGAATCGAGCTTTTTATGGGAGTACATAAGAACCAGGATGATTTAATGCTTCCAGATGAACCGATTGACGTGGCATCCATGCTGATTAATGCAACGATAACTGTTGAACCTAGCAAATTCGGTACATTGTCACCATTGCATGATAAAGAACCGCAGACCTTTGCGAAGTACGACACAAATCAGCTTCAAGAGATTGCAGAACATCTTCTGACGTATTGCAAAGCACAGGAAAGGGGATGTGTAGATGCCTGTTGTAAGAATTATAAATCCGAGTCCGTATGATTGGATGGGGACACAGTGCTTTATTGACGGACATGAAGTCCCAAGAGTAAAGTCTGTTGATTTCCATGTTGCAATTGATGAAGTTCCGACATTTGTATTCGAGATGATGGCAGAGCCGGATATTGAAATGGAATGTCTGGCACAAATTAGTTTCACTTCTCAATCAATTACTGATGCAGTTTCAGTTTTAAGGCATGAACTGTTACAACACGGGGAAATTTACCACGGCTTCAAAGCAAGCCTAAAATCGGCCTTAGAGCATTACAATTACTGTGGATTACCATTTGAGCCGGAAGAAGAAATCGCAGAGAAGATACTTAATTTCATGATTGGAGAGGAACAATGAGATTACCATTAACCATTATCGCAGTGGCAATTAATATTCTGATATTTACTACATTAGCTGCATTTTTGATGAGCCGGAATTACAAAGGCAATCAATTTTCCACAGCATTCTTCTTGTTGATGGAAGCAGGAATGATATTTAATACAGTTTTGATTTGCACAGCGAGGTAAAAATATGCTTTTAGCATTTCCAATGCAGATTATCCTGTTCATTATCGAAGAACGGGTTAATCATATAAGCAATGCGAAAGGATACGCTTGTCCCGTAGTGAAGCGGTACGCAAGCAAACGATCGAGACATCCGATTTAGCAAACATGACTCTACAAAAAAGAGAACAACTTAGTTATTTAAACGCTGATTCTCCACATAAGTTGTGTTGCAATTGTAGAGCACATAATAAAAATATTATCACACATTCAATTCTTTCTCCTGCTTTTGTAATGGTGCGGAGTGGGAGAAAGATTCTAGGGCTATCGCCAAGTGGTAAGGCACAGCACTTTGACTGCTGTATTCGCGGGTTCGAATCCCACTAGCCCAGTTTGCCGGGTTGCGCATGTACCTGGCAATGGTTTATTTTACATAGACCCTCCGACGAAAACCCATCTAGCTCAACGGAGCTGATTAAAGGGGCTTCAAATGTCCCGGATGGGAATCCTCGTAAAAACGAGGTACTCTATTTAGCCATGACCTTTGTTGCGGCTGGTGGCAAAGAACCGCAACAGTAGAAGCAAATCAACTCAAAATCTGCAATCCGGGAGACTGCTTCTACTCAGGAAATTTAGTTCAGCGGTTAGAACGCCCGGCTCATAACCGGGAAGTCCTGAGTTCGAATCTCAGAATTTCCATTTCTTCCGTATGCTACCCATCCGTTTTATGGGCAGAAAAAACTTTCGGATGAGCGTATGTGAATCAGAATGAGCAAAGGTATGTAACGGCATAGGCTTGTGCTTGATCTGATTTCCCGTCCGATAAATGTTTCTTAGTTTCAATAAGCCATCACAAGTGCACATTGATGGCAGGGAGTTTTCAAGAAGCATAAAGTTAAAAGGCATAATAATATCCGAAACAACTCCGTGGAGCATACCACGGTTACCAAAAAGCCGTCAGGTTGGCAAAAATACGATAGTCCAAGTTATGAAAAATTGCCTAGTGGAAAGCATAACACGAAAAAATCATTGCTAACCCGGAACAATCTCCGGGTTCTGGGGGAATAATACCATAAGGGGCAAAGGGCTGATTAACAGTACCAGAGCGGTTCAACTCCGCATTCTCCCATTATCCAATCTGTAAATATTGGATATGAGGAAGCTGTCCGAGATGTAAGAAACAGTCGGCTTGTGGATTGCCGGTACAAATACGCTGAAAATCCACACAAGGCAGGGTAGAGAAGCGGAATCTCGCAAGGTTCATATCCTTGAGAACGGCGGTTCAAATCCGTCTCCTGCAATTAATTTGGTCGGAATTATGCTGTCTGTATACAGGCGGTCTATGATTCGGCTGAATTTATCTCATGAGAAAAGGTTATTGCTTATCCTGTTGTCTGGTGTCCGGACCGAAAAGCATGATGGAATGTAGATCAGTGGTAGAGCAATGGCCTTGTAAGCTATGTGTCGCAGGTTCGATTCCTGCCTTTCCGATTCCATATAGTGGCGGAATACGTAGACGCTATTGTGGTAGCATAGGTTTGAACCCACAACTTAGGTGACCTTAGCCGGCGGCATGAGAGTAAAAGGGTGGAAATCCCCTCCTATATGGACGTTTGATGCATTGAGTGATAATGCTCTGATTGAAAAGTGGCGGAACTATTGACAGTGATGAATCTGATACAATAGAAAGGCAGACGCAGAGGATAGTACATCGTAATGGGGTGAGCATGTGTCTTTGGACATGGGATGTACATGGAAGTTCGAATCTTCCCTTTTCAACTCCTACGAATTGCCATCGTAGGAATAAATTACTCCTAAGGTATAGTTTGGTTTCCAGCACTCCACGTTGGGTGGCTAGTTACGGTTCAAGTCCGTGTGCTGGAATTTTTGTTTAGAGAGGTGGCTTATGGAAGAAAAAGATTATTGTTGTACATGTAAATGGTACGCGACATACGAAGGCGTTTGCTGTAATGGTGACAGTGAGCATTGCGCAGATTTTAGATGTCTTGATGATAGCTGTGAATGTTGGGAAGAAATTAAAGATGAAGATAATGGGCAAAGAAATCAACGATGAATGTTCCAAGTGCGGAAATATCCTCGAATGCGAGTTGTTCCGTCAGGGACATGGAATAAAACAGGAACGTGAGAATGTAGCAAAGATGATGGAGTGCCAGATGAAGCATAGGGAAGACAGGGAGAAATGAGATTATGGAAAATGATTTATTGTTACGAGATAAACGTAAATGTCCACTTTGTGGAGGAACGGTAATCAATACAGGAGTGGATATCTTTGGCGGCGACGTAGATGCTGCAGGTTTGAGAACTGATGCAGAATGGATTTGTACAAACTGCAAAACTGAATTTAATAGTGAATTTTGTCTCGAATCTGATAGGATTAAGACGATTTATAACGCAAAGGCCACATTACTTGATAAAAAAGATTGTCAACCTAACTTTCTTGGAGAGTCAAGCACTAATAGAGGAATGTGGTGATATAAAATGATTAAAATTTTAGTTCCTGGAACATTAAAAAGAATAAATTGCGGAAAATGCGGAGCAGTGTTGCAATACGATGAAAAAGAAGATGTTAAAGAAGAATGCATAGAAAAAATGTTTTCTACAAATATGCCATCTGGACGTGGACGTAAGCAGAAATATATCATATGCCCACAGTGCAAGAATAAAATAGTTACGTGGTCTACAAGATAGGAGAAGATGCCATGATTAAGAAACTCTGCAATCTCTATATAAGACACAAGACAAAAAATCTCACGAGGATTCCATTGTTCACAATGACTTTTGACTGGAAGAAGTTTCAGAAAGACGGAAAAGAAAACAGTTGCATGTTATATACCTTGCATCCAGACATCGCAAAAGACCAATTTCTAAAAGAGAAATTATCTGAATGTGTAGATTATATCCGTGATAACTATGATATGGAAACGTTTACCAAAATCTAAGGGAGGCAGTTATGAGAATTGAAGACATGGCAACATGGACAGTAGATCAGCTGAAAGAAGAAGTTGTTCGTCTGGCTGATGAGAGCGAAGCAAAGCAACATGAAATTCTGGACAAAAATGAGAAAATCAATGAGCTTCAGGCTGAACTGTATAATATGTGTGCTTATAATAACGAGTTAAAAAAACAGGTGGACGAAAAGACAGATACACCATTTTACGACGAATCTATAGAAATCGCAAAATATCACAGACAGCATCAGTCCGATTGCATCACAATCAATCAGCTTCAGACCGCATTGGACGTAATAGTTGACCGATATGCAAATTTGAGAAAGATTCACGGGGTGAGTTGAGATGAGTGAAAAAGACACAGAAAACTTTATTGTTGGTGGTGGAGTTTTACAACGAAATCCTGACGGTTCTTTCACCGAGGTTGAATCTTTTAATATGAATATTGGAATGAACTCTTATGATAAAAAGAATCACAGGACACAGGTACAGCAAGAATTTGTCAAAGAAATTGCTGACTTTGCAAAATCATATCCGCATGAGTATATGAGAAAATGCTTAGAGCAATATCCGTATTGGGGAAATAAAGACAATGGCTTTGATCGGCAGAAAATTAAGGAGATTTTTTAATGAGCATCAAATCAGCATTTGAATCTGAGGGAATAGATTTCTCTCAGGCAATGAATCCACCTGAGCCGTGGGACGGACGGGCATTAATAAAGAACATCAATGGCAAACTGTGGTATTGCTGTCCTTTTTGCGAGAAGAAAGCACTTCTGATTAACCCAGAGACAAAAATTCGGCATCTTAAATTGAAGTGCAAGGGTAGCAACTGCAAGAAAGAGTTTGAGGTGAATGTATGAGCAAATATTTTGTAGTAAATTTTCCAATAAAGATTTTTGCTAAAGACAAAAAAGTTGTCGATGCGTTGGCAAATATTGATGTGTACCATGAAAAAGATAAGAGAATTATTTTTGTAGAATTCGTCACACTTTATACTGGTTTTCCAAAAGAATGTGTTTTTGAAATAGGATATCTTAAAAAGAAATTCAAATTCTTACATGTTGAGCCACACGTATCTGATTCTGGACTATATAAAATAAAAATTCAATATAAACGAGAAGAAGATATAAAAGAAAAAGATGAGTGGTGGAATTCACTTAGAAGTATTGTGAGGTGAGTAAATGAAAAAGATACCAACATTATTTGAGCGAGAATTTAAAGACCATAAGGTTGTAAAGGTTCTTCCGAAAGTGCATCCGGGCATGGAATGGGTACTTAAAGGAGAAGGCGTTGCAACAGTCAAATACGACGGCTCTTGCTGTGCGATAATTGACGGAGAATATTATAAAAGATATGACTGCAAGAAAGGTAAAATACCACCAGAGGGATTTATCCCTTGTTGCGAACCAGATTCTATTACAGGTCATTGGCCGGGATGGGTAAAGGTTGATGAGAACAATCCGTCTGATAAGTGGTTTTTGAAAGCGTATAGTCCGATAAAAGGAAATGTAACAATTTATCTAGCTGACGGAACATACGAAGCAATAGGAAAACATTTCTGCGGAAATCCGTACAATATGGATTGTGATAAACTTGTTCAACATGGCAAAGAAACCGTTGAAGTCGAAAGAACATTTGAGGGAATCAAGAAATATCTTTCCGAACATAGAATAGAGGGATTAGTTTTTTGGAAAGACGGAATCCCACAATGTAAAATCAAACGTTCAGATTTCGGCTTTGAATGGCCGGTCAAGAAAGCGTGACCAGATGAACAAAATCAGAAAAATATGTTGGATAATTGCGAATTTCATAATATTCAAATGGGTAGCAGATTATTTGATAGTCACAATTCAAATGATGATTGAAAATCATTGGGGACTTTCAGCAGTTTCATTATTGTTTATGGCGGTATTTGCAGAATGGAAAGTAATTGAAAATATTTTTACGGAATTAAATAAATAAAACAGTCAGAGAGCCACATGAGAGCCAGACGAAATCCTAAGAAGAGGGGAGGTCTGGTTCTTTTTTTATGCAAAAATTCACAGAAGGTTCGCTTGAATGGTATCGGGCAATTTTGAATCAAATCATTAATGGTGATATGACAGTCTATCAAAACCAAAAAGATTGCCTTGATCTGCTGTTAAATATGAATATTGACCTTCCTTTCAAGGATAATCCAGATGCACGGAACATGGCAATGAAAGTCAGTCGGTACGCTCATAATAAAGCTGCGAAAAAGGCAGCAGTTACAGGAAGTGGCTCATTTGATGATTTGTACTGGCAGTATTTGTTGATGGAAGCACAGAATTATCAGGTTGACAGCGGGCTTCTTTACCTTGAAAAGAACCGAATCCCGAAAGAACGATTCTACGAACCACGAAGAAATGTGTTCTTACAGCATAACATCATAGGTTCACTGCAAGACCTGATGGATGACAAATTAGATATATTTGCATTAAGCGTACCTCCAGGTTGTGGCAAGAGTACTCTGGAAGATTTCTTTTTATCATTGGTAGGTGGATGGTTCCCGAATGACTTTAACCTGTCTTCGGCACACAGTAGTATTCTGACACGTTCCCTTTATGATGGTGTTCTGGAAATTATCAATGATCCCGTGGAATACACGTGGCATGAGATATTCCCTAACGTAGAAATTCAAGGAACAAATGCAAAGGAAACTACAGTCAATCTCGAAAGAAACGGACGATTTAAGACATGGACATTTCGTTCTATTGATGGCTCTTTGACTGGTGCCACTAGATGCAATAGATTCCTTACTGCCGATGACCTTGTGTCTGGTATTGAAGAAGCTTTGAATAAGAACCGACTTGATACCTTATGGACAAAAGTGGTAAATGACTTGCGTTCCCGTAGACTTGAGGGATGCAAAGAGTTTTATATTGCCACCAGATGGTCAGTACATGACCCTATCGGAAAATTGCAACAACTATATGCCGGAAACCCACGGGCAAGGTTTATTGCAGTGCCGGCTCTTGATGAGAACGGCAAAAGTAATTTCCTATTTACGGTAAATGGATTCTCAGAGAAATATTTCAATGATGCTAAAGAATCCATGGATGAAATTTCTTACAACTGTCTTTATCAGCAGCAACCGGTAGAACGTGAGGGATTATTATTACCGCCGGATAAATTAAAACGATTCTTTTTCAGTAAAGAAGACGTGCCGGATGAATGCGCGGATGAATACATCATCATTCCAGATAAAGATGCAGATGCAATATGGGCGGTATGTGATACAAAAGATAAAGGAACTGACTTCGAATCATTACCGATCGCATACCAATACGGAGATAAATTTTTCTTTCCTGATGTGGTGTTTGATGACACTACAGACTATGACATTTTGGATAGAAAGACAGCAGATATTTTGATAAGACATAACCCACATAAGATTCGTTTCGAATCAAATAATGTCGGAAACCGTGTGGCACACAATATCCAGAAAATGATTACCGGAAATTGCCGAGCTGAAATTGAGACAAAACCAACATCAGCAAATAAAGAAACAAAGATTCTTGTAAATTCGGACTATATAGCAAAACATTTTTATTTTCTGCATCCAAGTCAGTACAAAGCAAAGTCTGATTACGGATTATTTATGGCTAATGTAACTACGTACACTACTAGGGCAAAAGTACCACATGATGACGGAATCGATTCTTTGGCTATGATGGCTGAGTACGTACAAAATCCATTAGGCGGTAAAGCAACGGCAATGCAGAATCCATTTTGGGAAAGGAGATAGTATGGATATAAAGGAATATCTGAATCAAATTCTACGATATGAAAAAGTTATAAATAACAAATTGGAAGAAATTGAGCACTTAAAATTACTTGCCACCAGCATTAGTGCTTCGGCATATGGCATTGAACGCGTTCAGACTTCAGGAAGCCAAGATAAAATAGGCGATACCATAGCAAAACTGGTGGACGCACAGCGTGAACTGGCTGATGATGTGGTAGAACTTATAGAGAAAAAACAGAAACTTATAGATGTTATAGAATCCGTGAAAAATCCCCAATATTATGATTTTTTGTACAAACGATACATAGAGGGAAAAAAGCTAACTGTTATTGCAGATGAAATGGAATACAGCGAAGAATATATTAAACAATTCCATGGAAGAGCCGTGAATTACGTAAAAGAAATGCTCGATTTTAAAAGTTAGCACCTTTTCTTACTGAATATAACTTTCCGGTTATGTATAATATATGATGAAAATGTATGAAGCATCGGGCGAAAACTCGGTGCTTTTTTCATGCCTAAAAGGAGGTACGGGCAGTGGCAAGAAATAAGATGAATTATATTGACCTCTGCCATGGTGAATTTGGCAGAAAGGTAGCATATACCGGAGTAAACAAAATTACACCAGAAAATGTACTGAAAGTGATTGCCGATACAATCGGTGTTCACAATAGGAACAGAACTATGATTGATTATCTGTATAGATACTACAAAGGCGATCAGCCAGTTCTTTACAGAGAAAAACTTGTGCGTCCTGAAATTAACAATCGAGTGTGCGAGAATCACGCACTTGAAGTTGTACGCTTCAAAGCATCTCAGACTTATGGCGAACCAATTCAGTTTGTTTGTAAGAAAAAGAACGCTACAAAAGAAAACAACGCACAGGTAGACCTGTTCAATGATTACCTGGATGAAGCAAATGCAGAAGCCAGAAACATTGAGTTAGGAACATATCAAAGTGCAGTAGGAACTGCATACAAGTGCATTCTTCGTGAAGAAGATTGGACAGCAGATTTAGACATTCCACCATTTAGAATTTTTATTCCGTATCCTGGAGATTGCTACATTGTTTATTCTAAAGGCACCGGAAAACCACTGATGTCGGTTCAGATATTAAAAGACGAAGATGACCAACAGTATTATCAGTGCTATTCAAAAAACCAGTATTTCATTGTGCAGAATGGAAAGATTAAAAAAGCCGGTCTGAATGGCTTCGGAAACATTCCAATTATTGAATATCCAAACAATCATGACAGATTATCTGATGTTGAAATAGCAATCACAATGTTCGATACAATCAATAACATGCAGTCAAACAGAATGGATGGAGTGGAACAGTTTGTTCAAGCCTTTATGAAATTCAAGAACTGCGAGATTGACGAGAACGAATTCCTCAAGATGGTAAAACTTGGTGCTATATCTGTTAAAGATACCAGCAATGGATGCCAGTCAGATGTTGAACTGATGACTGCTGAACTGAATCAATCAGAAAGCCAAGTTGCCAAAGATGATATTTACAGCAATATGCTGATTGTTGAGGGAATGCCAGATAGACAGCAGAACACTGGTGGAGATACCGGTCAAGCCGTATATCTCCGTAATGGTTGGGACTTCGCAGAGCGTAGAGCCAAATTGGATGAACCTTTTATCCGTGAAGCTGAGAAAGCATCTGCCAGAATCATACTTAACATTATAAGAAATACTACTGGTGATATAAAACTTTCAACAAGAGATTTTGATGTAAAAATCACCAGAAACCCGACAGATAATATGCTTGTTAAAGCACAGGCACTGGATTATCTGGTTAAAAATAAAATACATCCACTCATTGCACTTATTACTTGTGGATTATTTAGTGATCCGCAGAAAGTATACGAAATGAGTTTTCCGTACATGCAGTCATTGTATAAGAATCCAGAAGAGGAAGTGCAGAAAGCACAAGAATTGATTGATAATTTTAGTCAGAAATCAGTTCAAAATCAATCAGCAATAATTTCTTCCACTAAAGAAGAATAAACGTTTTTACATTAATTATTTAAGGAATCTTGGGAAACTGAGATTCCTTTTTTAATACTCAAAAATATTGCAACAGCCCGTGAGCGTAAATCGGGTGCAGATCATGTGCGGAGCGAACCGTGTGAACAAAGTGTGTTGGTCTGGAAGAAAGGAGATTTCATGACAAGAGAACAGGCAAAACAGGTACTTATCGGTATGGGGATTGAGGAACCATCAGATGAACAGGTGACCAAATATCTTGATTCCGTCACAGGAGAAGTAAAAAAGGAAAAAGACAAAAACACTTCCCTTAAAGAAAAAGCTGATAAGGCAGAAGCACTGCAAAAAGAACTTGATGAGCTGAAACAGCAAAACATGACTGATGCAGAAAAAGCAGAACTTGAGCGTCAGAGAGAAAAGGCAGCAAACGAGAAAAGAATTTCTGATCTTGAAAATGCCCTCACTACTTCTCAGAAAAGAGCACTTACAAGCGAAATTACTTCTATCTTTGCCAAAGCAGGTCTTTCTGAAGCAACATATGCGAGCGCAATCGAAGCGTTTTCATTAATGCCTATTGAGTCCAAACCAGAAGAGATAGCAAAAAGTTTTGTTAATGGAATTTCCACAGAAAATAAAACCGCTCTTGATACTGCGAAAGCCGCATGGGAGAGAGAAGTCCTCGAAAAAACGCCGAATCCGGGTGGCGAAGCTGGCGGTGGCAAAAAGGAAGAAAAGAGTAAAGCAGAAGAATATTTCGAAAAATACTTACCTTCCAAAGAAACAGAAAGTAAAACAATCGGAACAAATGCCCCGGTTGATTATTTATAAGAAAAGGAGATTAAATTATGGCTTTTATGAAAACCGAGCAGTATAAGTCCACACCTAATATCCTTGAATCTGAGGTTGGATTAGTACTCAAAACTTACACAGCAGATCAGACAAATGCTGAAACAGTTGGAACTAAGAAAATTATCAAAGCAGGTTCCGTGTATCCGACAAATGCAACAGGCGCAATCGGCATCGTGTTTGAAGATGTTGATATGACAGATGATGCTAAGAGACCGATTTCTGTGATTGTTGCAGGACGTGTTCTTGAGAAAAGACTTCCAGTAACAGTTGATGAAACTGCAAAAACCGAACTTGAAAAATCAGGAATCGTTTTTGTAACCACAGAAGACCCAGTATTTTAAGGAGGTATGACAGATGCCATATAATGTTTTAGATACTATCACAGAAGAAGAAAGACTTAAGTTTTCCCAAAATTTTCCAGTGCCGAGTGCAGGCATTCTGGATGTAATCTTTCCAAATGTAAAAACCCAATTCTGGAAAGCAGAATATTACAGATTAATGAGCGGGCAGAACCTTCCTAAAGTAGCTTATGTTCATGCCCTTGATACAGAAGCACATATCAGTTCCAGACCTGGATTCGAAAAAGTAATGACTGAAAAATTCCTGATTAAGGATAAAAGCAATCTGTCTGAAAAATTACAGGAAGCTATCGAAAATGGTGTCCCGGACGATGAATCTCTTACAAAATATGTTTTTGATGATGCAACAAGACTTTTCAAGAGCGTATTTGAAAGAACAAAAGTTATGAAAGGTCAAATTCTTTCCACAGGAAAACTCAATATTAATGAGAACAGGGTGAAAATGGAAGTTGATTTTGGCGTTCCGTCCGAAGCGAAAGTAACACTTGCTGATTGGTCAAAACCAGATTCTGACATCATGGGAGATATTCAGAAAATGGTAGCAGTCGCAGAAGATAATGGATATGTAGTTAACAGAGCCGTTACTTCTAAGAAAATGATTGGATACATGAGAAACAACGAAGCAATGCAGACAGCAGTTCTAGGCGCGGCTAATAAGCGTCTTCTGACCAAACAGGAACTTGCAAATCTTCTCATGCAGGAATTTGACATTGAAGTTGCCACATGCGAAGGAAAATTCAATTACGATAAAGCAGATGGAACTCTTGGAGTTTCCAGATACTTCAAAGAAAACGTATTCACTCTTTATGCAGCAGAAGCAGATGGATCCTTCGGCGCAGGTCTGTGGGGACCAACACCGGACGAAAATGCTTACAAAGCATTTATCGAACAGGAAAATCGTTCCTTTGTTACTTTATCCATGTGGGCTACACCAGACCCAGTTGCTACATGGACTAAAGCATCTGGTTTATTTATTCCAGTAGCTTCAAAATCCAATGGTGGTCTTATCATTGGTACAAAGGGGGAATAAACGGGCATAGTCTTGATGAGAACAGCCAGTCACCATCTGTAGCGAGTGCAGATAATGTATCAACACACAAGTATACAGAAAGTGAGCTGTCTAATATGACTGTACCACAGTTAAGACAGCTCGCAAGTGATAATGGCTATGCCCTGACAGCAACTAATAAGGCTGGTATCATTTCTGAAATATTATCTCAGCAGTAACACAGAAAGAGGCGGTGAATTAAATGAATGAAGAACTTATGGAAGAATTATCACTTTATTTAGCAGATAATCCAGAATCTGAGTCCATACTCACTCTTTCTGTAAACCGGGCAATTCGTTCATTTAAAAATAAGCGAAATTACCCCTCTAGTTACACTGATGATAAAATCAAAAACGACATGAAAAAATGCTATGATTGTATTTTTGACTTGGCGCTTTACTTTCTGGTTAAACAGGGGGCAGAGTTCCAAGGATCACATTCTGAATCTTCTGTAAATAGAAGTTGGGAATCTGAAACCGAAATTTATATTAATCATGGTGTTTTTCCTTTTGCTGGAAGTTTCAATTAAAAAAGATGGGATGGAACGCAATGTGTTTTTCCTCCCGGCACGTTGCAGGGTTGCTCGTTAAAGCAGGGAAAGAGCAAAAATCTTATAGGGAGTGAAAGAAAGGAAAAGCGATGGGATGTGAACATGAGTGCTTTAACAATCACCGCTTCGAAGAAATTGAAAAAAATATTCATGATATGCAGGAAAAGCAGTCTGAAAGACACAAGGAATTTTATTCTAGAATTAATAAACTCGAACAGAAGACTGCCCTGTATAGCAATGACTTAGATCATATCAAAGAAACAGTCGATGAGATGAACAACAATTTAAAAATCCTCATGGCAGTCCCTGGCAAACGTTATGACACCATTATTGTATGCATTATAACAGCAGTCGTGGGAGCAGTTGTAGGATTTATGTTGAGCGGTGTATTTCCTATGTAACAAATCGATTCCACTTGTAAGGGAGGACGGTGGAGTTATATGAATTATGCGGATTTTTCAGAAGATGAAAGAAAATTTTACTTGCAAGAAGCAGGTTTTGATTCACGTGAAGAAAAATTATTTCGATTACGGGCTTATGGCGAAAAAACATTATGGGAAGCATCTGAATTAATGGGGTACAGTCCCAGAACCATAGACCGAATCAATAGAAAAATAAAAAAGAAAATTACCAAAGTTGCCCCGATGTATATTCGGGGCTTTTCTTTGTATAATGGCGGAAATGTGGCGAAATAGTGACGTTCAAATACAGTGTTCCTTCCTATATAATATAATCATAGGAGAAAACGTAATGATTATATTAAGAAACCCTTACGAGGGTATATGGGAAAAGCATCGTTCTATAGATGATATGGATATGATTCTTGAATCCCGGACAGGAGGAACAGATTATGGCAGGTTATCCGTATTATCCGCAACAGCCAATGATGAGCAACCCTTACGGACAAATACAGCCGTATCAAGACAGGTTGGCACAATTACAGAATAACTATCAACAGGCAATGCCATATGGACAAATGCAGATGCAGCAGCCTGTACAACAAATGCAGCAAATGCCGATGCTTCAAGGGCAGATGGTTGATGGCATTGATACTGTAAAAGCAAAAGATGTAGATATGTCTGGAAATCCTGTTTATTATCCAAAAACAGATGGTACAGAAGTCTACAGGAAACAATTACAAGCAGACGGAAGAAGCAAAATTTTTGTTTACCGACTTGTCAATCCAGAAGCAGAGCAGCAACAGGAAGAACCAAAGCAGGTTGATCTAGTTGCTATGATTAATCAGCTTCGAAACGATGTTTGCTCTGAGATTTCTGAAATAAAAAACATGTTCCCGACACAAATGTCGGAGACATCGGTATCTAAGCAGAACGGAGGTAAGCAAAGATGAGTTTCAATCCTAATGCCATGATGAAAAAGCAATTTGAGAAAATGATTTCTCAGAGGTTCGGAAGTGTGGATAACATGATGAACGATATGAGTAAATTTGCAGGAAACAATCCGACATTGAAGAATGCGTTGGATTTATACAAAAAAGGTGATGCAGACCAGCTACATCAAATACAACAAAATGTATTCAATGAAAAACATTTATCTCCAGATGGAATTATCCAGAAATTCCTTGGATTATAACATTTCCCCATAATTGGGTGATTCAGAATCGCTACAATTTGGGACGACAGCCGCGGATGTCTCCTATTGTAAATAATATTTAAGGAGACTAAAAACATGATGAATGGTTCAAATTACAGTCTTAGTGACATTGCTGCCGCTACAGGCTCTAATAATCGCGCCAATGATATGTGGGGCGGTGATGGCTTTTCACTTATCTGGCTTGTCTTGATCTTTGCTATCTTTGGATGGGGAGGTTTTGGCGGCTGGGGCGGCGGCTTCGGTGGCAATGGTGCAAATGGTGCAGGTTTCCAAGGATGGGCTACACGTTCCGATATCAATGAGGGATTTGCTCTTAATGATATCCAGAATGGTATTAGAGGTATTCAGCAGGGTATCTGCGATAGCACATATGCTCTCAACAATACCATGCAGAGTGGATTTAATGGCATGAATGTTGGAATGCTCCAGGGCTTCAATGGTGTTCAACAGGCAATTAACGCTGATACAGTAGCTAATATGCAGAACACAAACGCATTGCAGTCTCAGTTAGCTCAGTGTTGCTGCGACAACAGGGAAGCTATCCAGGGTATCAACTACAACCTGGCAACCAACACTTGTGCTCTTCAAAACACAATGAACAACAATACCAGAGATATTCTGGACAATCAGAACAGCAATACAAGAGCAATCCTTGATTTCTTGACGAATGATAAGATTGCAACATTGCAGGCAGAGAACTCTGATCTGAAGCGTGCTGCATCTCAGGATCGCCAGTCCGCGCTGATTGTAACTGAAATGAATGCACAGACGCAGCGATTAATCAATTCAATCAATCCATCCCCGATTCCTGCATTTCAGGTACCGGCTCCGTATGCATACGCAGGATGCAACGGATATGGAAACGGTTGCTGCTAAGTAACTCGCCCTTAGAGGTTGACTAATTCTAAGAGGTGGGTTGCGGCTCACCTCTTATTTGATTGAGAGGTAGAAATATGAGTTGTAAAAATGTTTGTAAGCTCTGCAACCATCTTGTGATAAGCCAGTCTGTCGCATTCACTGGTGGGAATCTTGTGGTTACACTCCCGGCAGGCAGTTATTCCAATGGAGAAAAGTATTGCATTGTTATCGCACAAAGCATACCAGAAGCCACTACGATTACTGCCCCGGTAATGATTCAAATAGGAACAGGAACAACTTTGTATCCGCTAGAGAATCGTTGCTGCGCACAGGTTACAGCTTGTGGCGTAAGAACCAGAACGAAGTACGCAACCAGAGTAGCTACAAGTGCAACTGGTGGAGTATTCAAGATGCTAGGAAACCCGGCTTGTAGTCCGAGTAATAATTTAACTGCAATTAATGGTACAGCCCCAACAACAGACACACCTGTTACACAGGCTGTTAGAAAGGGGGCACTGTAATGCATAAAGTTGCAATGGAAATGGGAAAATGGGCTATGGAAAAAGCCAAAACACATGGCTTTGATAATCTCAGTGCTCAAGACTGGGACGATTTGAAAGACTGCATGGAAGCTGTAAAGTGTGCGATTTGTGCAGATAAAGATTACAGAATCGTAGAAGCTATGGACGAATGCGAACAGGAAGAAAAGTATCTTGGACGCATGGGATATGACAGATATCGTTATGCAAACGGCAGATTTGCACCAAAAGGCAGAGGAAGCCGTATGGGATACAAGCCGTATCTGTACATGGAAGATGATGACTGGATGGAAGAGTATCTGAACAATCCAGATTTCGAACGTAATATGTACCGCATGGGATATCATCCAGATCGTAGTGATATGAGGATGGATGGAATGAACCATAAACAGTCCAGATATGGCGAAAGCTATGACAGATACAGCGAGAATCGCAGACATTACCATGATTCCAATGATACAGAATCCAAGAGAAAAATGGACGAGTCAATGAAAGAGTATACTTCTGACATTATCCGTAATCTTACAGAGATGTGGTCAGATGCAGACGCAACTCTTAGGCAGTCGATGAAAACCGACTTAACTCGTCTGATACAGCAGATGAATTAACAAATAAGAATTAAATTTAGTCCTTGTTGCAGAAATGTGACAGGGACTTTTTAATTACGGAGATTGATTATGGAGAAATGCAAAATAAATGTTCTTGGAACGGATTACAGAATTATTCCGAAAGAATTAAAAAATGCAGATATTGATGGTTATACAGACAATACATCAAAAGAAATTATCATTAGAATAGACAATGCGAATAATGTTGGAGATTTTGATTTTTTACAGAAAAAACAGTTGAGGCATGAAATTATTCATGCATTCTTGTCGGAAAGTGGATTGCAGTGTAATTGGCAACATACAGAACAGTTCGGACATGACGAAACTACTGTTGACTGGTTTGCAATTCAATCTCCAAAGATTTTTGAAGTATTCAAAGAGCTTGATTTAATTTGAAAAGGATGGTGATAAGCCATGCTAAGACAATTCTATATGAACGGGGACTTGTGGAAAGCTCGCTTTGTTTCGCCCTATGATGATGTTTTGATTGATCGTACAGGGCACAGGACACTTGCTGTATCGGATTATTCCACAATGATAATTTCAATTGCAAATAATCTGTATGGGGAACTTCTGAACCGTGTGTTTATCCATGAGTTAGGACATTGTGTGATGTTCAGTTATGGTTTATTGCCAGAACTTCACCGTATGGTCAAGAAACAATATTGGGTTGAAGCAGAGGAATTTGTGTGCAATATGCTTGCCGATTACGGATGCTTTGTAATTGGCGTTGCAAAAGATGTTTTAGGAAACCAATTTACTTATGTGTCCCCTGTTGGAGTAGAAAAAATGATTGCATAAATGAAAACCCTATTTTGCCAGCTTTAAATGATGATGGTGTACTTATTTTTTAGGAGGTAGTTCATGGCAGAATCAATTTTAAAAATCCATACTCAAAACGGAGATATTCCAGTTGGGTATCCAGGCTTAGCAGACAAGCCTATCGCAGATAAAACTTTGAGCGAAGAGGGAGCATTTGCCGACTCCAAAGCCGTAGGGGACAAATTCAAAGAAGTAAAGACAGAAACTGATTCACTAAAGGAAGATTTAGGTGGTTTAAACGAATCTATTTTTACTGTTAAGGGAAAAGAAAATCTTTCGTGGATAATTGGAGCAGTAAATAAAGCCGACGGTATTTCTGTATCACATACAAAGCGAATTCGCAGTATTCTTTTTCAAGCGGACGGTGGCATTGTGGATATAAATAGCGATTACCAAATTGCCGTTGCTGTGTATAGCGGAAATAATTTGAATACATTTGAGAAGTATATTGACTTTTCGACCTTGGCATACCGCTTTGAAAAAGGGAAGTATTATGTAATTGTTATTAAAGCGAATCCAGAAGTAGATTTTTCTGATTCCGATATCAATGATGTGTTAACTCATATATCAATTAGATTTTGGAACGGAGATACAAAAATTGAATCGATTGAAAAGAAGAATGACAACTTGAAAAAAAGTGTCGAGCTTGTTAAAAATGTAGGCTTGAATTCTGATGTTATATTTTCTATAGGTGGATTAAACCATTCTGATGGAAGCATAAACGATAATATGGAACGACTTTATAGCAATATCATTTTTGCAAGAAAAGGTTCTTCTATTTGCTTGAAATCAAATAACAAATTGAAGTTTGCGGTATATAAATATTCTGACAAATTTGGGAACACATTTGTTTCTGCAAATGCGTTATCCCTTGATGATTATGAATTTACGGAAGATACCTATGCTAGAATTTTAATCGAAAGTGGAAACCAAAATGATTTAGAAAAGTTATCTTTTAACATTTTCCAGTTTGATTTAAAAGAATTGAATGACCGTGTTAAGTATACAGAACTAACACAATGGACTGATAAAGGATATATCTCAATATCGGCTGTCGGTGAGTACACTAAATTTGTAGTCGCACGCACATCAGAATGGTCGTTTATGGTTTTACCAGTTAGTGAGGGAGATAAATTTATTATATCTGGATTTGGTGGAAACAACAGTAAATTATATGCGTTTACTGATAGATTTGGAAAAGTTTTGGAACGAACTGAAAAAAGTAGCGTAACTCAAAGCCTTGTAATACAAGCACCGGAAAATGGATATGTGATATTTAATGCTTTGAGAAAAAATGAACATTATGCTATTAAATATAACGAAAACAATGACGATGCTATTGAAAATAGAAATCTCATTGTACCACCGTACATGCCAGATATAAACAAAGTGATTACATCAGTTCCAAATAATAAAACGAGTGCAATGAGTTATGACGAAATAGTATCAACGTGGGATTCTTTACAAAAGAAATATCCTAATTACATATCTAAAACGAATCTTGGGAAAGAAACCTCTGGGTCTTTGGATATGTATAGATATGATTTTGTTCCAGAAATTGTATTACTTGAGGCATCAGTTCAGGATGGGATAAACAAGATATACACCAAAAATGATTATCCTATTGTAATTATGGGTGCTTGTATTCATGGTGCAGAGCGTCCATGTGCAAAGTCGTTATTGAATCTTATGACTTTGATTGCTAATGCAAAAGATTATTCGATTTTAGGGTGGTTGAGAAACAATATTCACTTTGTGATTATCCCACTGGAAAATCCTTGGGGTTACAAAAATGATAAACGTACAAATGTGAATCAAGTTGACTTAAACCGTAATTTTGAACCATTTTGGGAAAAGGGAGAAAATACAACTGAACACCAACGTTATCGTGGTACAGCTCCTTTATCCGAAAAAGAAACACAGTATATTGACTCAGTATTAAAAGAATGTGCGGATAAAGCGGTCTGCTATTATAGTTTTCATACACATGGTGTGTTTACGGCTTATAATATGATGACTAATTTTTCCAGTCCAGCATTATATCTGTTAAATGAGATGCAGAATATTGGAATGAGTGTAACCAAAATGATAACGTCATCTGGATGGATAAATCACAATCTTCCAGAAGATAGCGGGTATATTGGTTGTATGGAAATGGAATATGGAGCCGCAATGGCTTCGTATCAAGCTGCAAAATACAAAATTCCATCCGCTTGTCCAGAAGTGATGTATCGTTATTATGATGGTGGCACTGGTGAGGTTTACAATACAGATTTAGACTGTATGAACACGGAATATATGTTATATTCAGTTACTAATGCTTGTGCAAAATTTTTGTATGGTAATTAACTAAAGAGGGCTTTAATTAACCATCAAAAGGGCCAAAACATGTACCACGACTTTTATCGAAAGAGGTGATATATTATGCTTAGTCCAGAATATTTACGCCGGATAACAGAGGGCAGTGAACAAATTGCCGAAGAACTACATCAATATATCATCTCTGAGATCGTATCGAGAATGATGGCAGTATGTGACTACTGGTAAGGTTCCGGCAAGACCTTTTATCAATCAATTTTATCCAGGATTTCTTCTAGCGATTCTGGTTTTAAAAACTCTTCTGTTGATTCAGCCAGAATATGTGACCATATTTTTGATTCTGTGTTGGAATCAATAGTTTTTGCAAGTCGTAATCTTTTTAACACTTGTTCAGAATGTTCATATTTTGTTCCGCAATTTGGACATGATATTTTGTCCATTGTTATATTCTGATTAACCTCATACTTGCATCCACATTTGCAATGGATTGTATCGTATAATTCCATATTTGCCCCTCCTTTAAAAGACATTGTATCACAATCATTGAAAGGAATAAACATAAATGAGAGGATTAAAAAGACAGAAACAGACCGTGCACTGGTCAAGAGTAACCGAAACACTTGAGGGAATAGATACCGTACCGACATACAGTCAACCGCAAAGCTTTAAGTTTTCTGTATCATCTACCGCGGGAACACCAGAAGAATTGTCCGCTGGTATTGTTCCAGATTACGACAGGTACATTACTTCCTTTAACCGTTCTTTCCATCCGCAAGAGGGAGATGTATTTTGGATTGATACTGTGCCACAGGTTGACACACTGGGAAATCTGGTTCTGGAAGATGGTATTCCTACAACACCGCCAGATTATCGTTTGAAGAAAATCCTTGATACGCAAAGAGGAAATCTGGCTAGATATGGAATTAAAAAGATAGGTGCAGAAGAATGAGCGAACGAGTAATCAAATGCAATCTGAGCCAAAAATCTATTGGAAATGTAATCAAAGAATTGAAAGCATATCAAAACAGTCTTCGCGATAAAAATGAAGTATTTCTTAAAAGGCTTTGCGAATTGGGAATTCCTGTCATAGACGAAAATATTATGTTGGCACAGGGAGATTCTGATAAAAACCACAATACCTACATCAAAATCAACAGGTTCGGAAATTACGCGCAGGCAACTCTTGTGTGCGAAGGCTCTGGACTTTTGTTCATAGAATTCGGTGCTGGTATTTCGTACAACACTCCGGCAGGAACAAGTCCCCATCCAAAAGGAGAAGAATTCGGATATACCATTGGTTCCTACGGACAGGGGAAAGGAAAAAACGAATCGTGGGTATATGTGGCAGATTCTGGCGAATGGGTGCGTTCTTACGGTACAGAGGCTACAATGCCCGTTTACAAAGCGAGCGTAGAAATTATGCAGAATATCCGTAGAATCGCAAAAGAAGTGTTTTCTGCATAAAAACATAACACCTTTTCTTACTGAATATAACGTCTGTTTTATGTATACTGTAAGATATAAAAGCATCTACCGAAATGGTGGGTGCTTTTTCTATGCTCAAAATAAGGTGGTGACAGAGATGCCAGATGTAGTAAAAAATCCAGTTTCAGACGTATTTGAACGATGGAAAGCAACTATTGAACCCGTTGTAGGAAAAGGGAACTTTTCTAATGACGAAAGTCAGACGGTAGCTTCAAACAAAAGGGTTTACGCACGTTTGTTCTTACTTGGAAATCCAACATCACGTGGCAATCTTGAGGGAGATGAGTGCGCGACAACGCCATCTTTCCAATCAGAATCCTATGCGACTGGTTCAAAAGCTTCTTCCAAAGTATATGAAATTGACGATGCCAGTCACAAGGCTATGGTTGGCATGGGTTTTCGTAGGATATACGGACCCGTAAGACAAAATAATGCTGATAACAGCATAAAACGTGTTGTTAGCAGATATAGCCGGATATATACTGGCACATTACTCTAGGAAAGGAGTGAGAAAAACATGGAACAGATTATGAATTACGTGAAACCTGAGCTTCTTATTGTCGCGGTTGTACTGTACTTTATCGGAATGGGAATCAAAAAATCCGAAGTCATACCGGACAAATATATCCCGGCAATCCTTGGTGCTTTAGGCATTCTGATTTGTGGAATTTATGTTATTGCTACATGCGCTATATCTGGCGCACAGGAAATCGCAATGGCAATTTTTACCGCAATCACACAGGGAATCCTCGTTGCAGGACTTAGTAATTATGTAAATCAGATTGTAAAGCAGGCAAGCAAAGAAGACTAGAAGGAGGTGATCCTTTTATCTCCCGGTACAGGGTTACGTACTAGAACCAGAGCCGTTAAGGCTCTTTTTTATTGCAACAAATTATAGCCGAAAGGCAGAAAGGAGCCAAAATGGCACGATTAACTACACTTGGTGTGAAATTTTCATATGCCGTTGAAACCGTGAAAGGTACAAAACCTGCCAAATTCACACAGCTGGAAGAAGCCTCTTCCATCGGCGGTATTTCTCTTGACACAGAACAGATTGACGTTTCTGCACTGGAAGATTATCTGACTCAGTATGCAGCTGGTAGACAGGATACAGGTGGTACTTGGGAGATTGAATTTATTATGGATCCAGACAAATCTGTTAAACAGATTAAGAAACTGTACGAAGATTCTAAGGCTGCAAAAACTACAGGATTGGCAACCTGGTTTCAGGTGTCGTTCCCGGATATGTCCGACGCATTCTTTGTTATTGCAGAATGCGGTCGCGAAATTCCAATGCCAGAAATTGCACAGAACGAAGCAGCAACCATGTCCATTTCTCTTATCATCAATACATATAAGGGACTGGATACCAAAATTGAGCCGACGGCGGCTGCTGAATAAGATATAAAACAGGGAGGATAATTCATGTTTAGTTTCTCAGTAAATGATAAAACATACAAAGTAAAATTTGGATACGGAGTGCTTACTCAGTCGGACATTCTTACACAGGTGTCTTCCATGGGGGCAATCACCAACCCGAAAGATATGATCAAAATGCTTCCAGAACTGATTCTGGCAGGACTGCAAAGAAAACACAAAGATGAATTCGGGTATGAAACCGAAGAAGAAAAGAAAGTTGCATATGAAAAGGTATGTGACCTTCTGGACGACTACGAAGATGAATCCACAGAGGAAAATCCTCATAATGGATTTACTTTATTTGAAAAAGCAAGTCAGGAGCTTGAAAAGAACGGTTTTTTATCCGGAATGGTAAAAGCAATGGAGGAGAAATCGGAGGAAGAAAAGAAACTTCCGAAGACTCCACAGGATCACAAGAAGAAGAGCTAACTTTTTCAGAAGTAGTCCATAAAAAACTACTTCCACTTTATTTGTCTATTGGCGTTTCTGAGGAAAAGTTTTGGGATTCCACACCGTATGATTTAGAACCATACATGGAAGCCTACAAATTAAAACAAAAAATGGCAGATTCGCAAGCATGGCAGTTCAACATGTACACGATGTGTGCAGTTCAGACTGCGGTTGCAAATGTGCTTATTGGTAAAAAGTCAAAAGCTGAATACCTTAAAGAACCATTTTCACAAACAGCCGAAAAGCAAAAGCAAGAGGATGAAGAGAATCTTTCTGAAACAGAAAAGAAACGGCAACGTGACAGGTTGCTCATGACATTGCAACTCATGCAAGCAAATTTTGAGCTGAATCATGGTAATAATGACGAGGGCAGGCAGGATTAAAAGTCTTGTCTGCCCTTTATTTTTTTGATTAAAAGGAGGTGCTTTAATGGCCGATAATACCATAGATACTCTCAATATACAAATAGACAGTAGCACAACTCAGGCGGTGCGGTCTATTAATAACCTTGTAAAAAAATTAGATACATTAAACACTGCCCTTGGAAATCTTAACATAAGCCGGTTAAATAATTTTTCCAATTCTTTAAAAAGTTTAGGTAGCGTGAATTTTAAAGCAAATGGATTGAATGCGGCTATAAACGCTATCAATCGTCTTGGAAAATCCGATTTCAGCCAGTTTGATACAGGGAAATTAGGTAAAATTCTTACCGAGATGCAGAAACTTGATGCTATTCCAGATGTTTCTCCGAGCGTTAGCCGGTTCACAACCGCTATAGCTAAACTTGCCGGTACAGGACAGTATATCGGCAATGTATCAAAGGAACTTCCGAATCTTGCGACAGGTTTAAATAATGCGGCTACTAAATTAGGCTCTATGAGCGAAGTATCAGCATCCACCAATGCTTTTATTACTTCTCTTGGAAAATTAGCTAGTGCAGGAGATAAAACTGGAAAGACTGCAAGTCAATTATCAACTCTCGCGCAAGAGGTTTTGAAGTTTTTTGACGTAATGAAAAGCGCACCAGATATCAGTTCGAGCACAATAAGAATGACAGAAGCTCTTGCAGTATTAGCATCGTCTGGAAGTAAAGTAGGGCGTGCCACGAATAGCGTTTCGAATTCATTTAACACGATTTCTTCGTTAGGTTCAAAAGCAAGTACTGTAATCAATGGGCTGACAAATGCTTTTCAAAAATTTGCTTCAAAAGCTATTTCTTTAGGCGGAAAAGCTGTATCTGCAATCGCAGGTATTGGAAATGCATCTTCTGAAGCTGGTGAAAAAATAAGAAGATTGTCAAATCCTATGAGTTCAGTAACTGATAAGTTGAGTGTTCTTTACGCCAAAGGTTTCCTCGTAAAAAGAGCATTAGATGTTCTGACATCGCCAGTAGAATCCGCAATGAACTATGTAGAGACCCTGAACTATTTCAACTCTGCGTTCAATCAGGTGGCAGAAGGAATCGACACTGACGAATGGAAAAAAAGTGGTATAAAATCCGCTGAAGCATATGCAAATTCATTCCAGGAAAGGGCAAAACAGCTGTCACAGAAACTGACAGGATTCGAAATTTCAGATACTGGCGAACTGGCTAGAACCAATACCGCCAGTCTTGGACTTGACCCAGAAAAGACAATGCAGTATCAGGCAACATTTGCACAGATGGCATCATCTATGGGCGATACATCAGAGACTGCATTAAAATTGTCTAATGCACTCACTATGATTGGCGCAGATCTTGCATCTGTAAGAAATATGGACTTTGAAGATGTATGGCAGGATATGGCATCTGGCTTGACTGGTATGAGCCGCGCTATGGATAAGTATGGCATTAATATCCGTAATGCCAACATGCAACAGGAACTGTATAATCTTGGAATTAATACCAGCATATCGAAGTTGTCTCAGGCAGATAAAACGATTCTGAGAACGATTATCTTGCTGAACAACTCTAAGTATGCGTGGGCTGATTTGTCAAACACGATAAACAGGTCAGTAGCGTGATAAATGCGTAGCTACTGGCAAGTCGCTCATATCGAAACCGTCAAGTAGGATATGAGTTATTAGTGATGAAATAAGCTGGAAAGCCGTTTGCAACGGTAATCAGAGAGTGAAGGCTATGATTAAAGCCATAGTCAACCGCAACGCGTAGGAAGTGAACCTGTAGTTGAGATACTACAGAATATAATCTTCCCAAGAGGCATCACTATCGGACGGTACAGGTGCAGAACCTGTGGTAAAAAGGTACGCTGGACATGCATTGTAATGATGCAGAAGTAAGGATAAAAAGCCTTACGATAACAATTCGAAATCAACCGGCAAATCAAATTCGTATGTTACAATCTAATTTTGCATCCCTTGGAAGAACAATAGGTTCATTATTTATTCCAATTTTGCAGACAGTACTTCCATATATCAATGCAATAGTAATCGCAATACAAAGAATGTTCGCTTATATTGCAAAACTTCTTGGGATTAAACTGTCAAACTTTGTATCATCTACGGGTGGAATCTCTGTAGATACCGGAGATATTGCAGATAATATGGATAATGCCAGTGATTCTATTGATACTGCAAATAAGAATGCCAAAAAACTCAAAAAAACATTGTCAGTTCTTTCTTTTGATGAACTGAATCAGCTTAATGACAATTCTGATTCTGGTAGTACAAGCAATCCATCTTCTGGCTCTGGAAAAGGCGGTTTGGGGCATATCGGAGCACTTGATGCAGCTTTGGACGATGCTTTGTCTGCATATCAAAAAGCATGGGACGAAGCATTCAAGAAAATGTCCAACAGGGCAAATGAGATGGCAGATGCCATTGTAAATGCCTTTAAGAGAAAAGACTGGAAAGGTCTTGGAAAAATCATGGCTGATGGCATCAACTGGGGAATGCAGAAGCTTTATGATTTCATTAACTGGAATAACGTAGGCCCATACATCACAAAATTTACCAGTGCTTTCACCCAGACTTTCAACAGCCTTGTTGATAATATCAACTGGGATTTGATGGGACGTACTGTTGGTGCCGGTATGAATACTATTGTAAATACTGCAAACCAACTTCTGGAAGGAATCGACTGGAAGAACCTTGGTGCTAAATTTGCCAATGGTATCACTGGTCTTGTTCGTGAAGTGAATTGGGAAAACTTCGGCAATCTGCTTGGAAATTCCTTTATGCGTGGCTGGGATATTTTCTCAGGCTTCGTAGAAAATCTCCAGTACGGAGAAATCGGAACAGCTGTTGCAGAAGGATTGAACGGAATCTTTGAAAAGATTAGCTTTGGCGAAATCGCTCATACGCTCGCAACTGGCTTGAATGGTGCTTTCGATACACTGGCTTCATTTACCAAAGACTTTGAATGGAATGACCTGGTTAATAATATTACCAACGGAATTACGACATTCATGCAAGAATTCAACTGGCGAGAAAACGGTCAAAAGTTAGAAGAATTTATCAATAAATTGCTCACATCTCTTATTGAGATTGCCAGAGGTGTTGACTGGGAAGCCTTCGGTCACAACGTAGGCGTATTTCTTAGCCAGATTGATTGGGCGAAGCATCTTGGACAATTAATCACTGTTATTGGTGATGTCCTTGGTGGGATTTGGGAAGGCCTCGGAAGTACATCTGCCGGCACATTTATTCAAGCTATGGCTGTATTTGCAGTTGGTAATAAGCTCATGCCACTCGTTGACACCATCACCAAATTCTTTACAGGCGATACTGTTTTTGGAAATCTTTCTAAAGCTGTACGAGGTATGCTGAGTCCCGCAATCACAGAAGCTGTAGCGACAACTATTCCAGCTCTTGGTACTTCCTTGGGTGCGCTTGTGGCAACTGGTGGTGGAATTGCTCTTGCAGTAGGTGGTGCAGTATTACTTACCAAGAAATTAGCAGGACTTTTTGAAACCATGCAGGGCGGTAATGGAATGACTACGCAGTATGGTGGTTATCTCCATGATTACGCAACACAGCTGACCAATGTGGCAAATCTTACCAACGAGCAATCCGAAGCATTATGGAAATTGATCGAAACTGATGAAGAACTCGGAAAATCTCATGACGAAATGTATACTGATATGGTTGAAAAACTGAAAGAGTATGGTGTTTCATCCGAGCAAGCCAGAACAGCTCTTGAGCAGTATGGCGCACAGGCTGGTGTGTCGGCTGAATTCGTCAAAGGCATGACCAATCAAATTGCCACTCTTGGAGAAGGTATGTCTGAAGCTGCCAGCAAATTTGACACATCAAAAATTAGCATTTCTGAATTAAAAAACGAATTATATATGCTGAGTTTGCAGTCTGATGAATTCGGTGGTTCATACAAAACTGCTATGGATGAACTGGACAATGCCAATAATGGTGGAACCATCACAAACACAAAAGATGCATTGGATGCAGTCTATACTTCTCTCAAAAATGCCGGAGTGCCGCTTGATGAACTTAATAAGAAGTTAAGAAAAGACTTTCCAGAAGCAACTGTGGCAACAAAAACAGCAATTGATAAGAATATTGTTGGGGCACAGCAAACAATTTCTTCTTCTGTTGGTAAGGCATCAAAAGATACTCAGTCAGCTACAAACACAATGGCCAAGAGTGCCACAGATGATTTCTCGGAAATCCAGAAGCAAGCCGATACTTACATGAAAGGCATGGAAAGCACTACCACGAGTTCATGGGGCAATTCTTCCAGAGAAGCTACATTGAAAGCCAGGGAAATGAAAAATGCCGTAAGTACAGAGCTTGGAAATATGGACAAATCTGTAACAAGCCATTTCCAAAGTCAGTACAACATTGCTTATAAGAAATGGGAGAATATCGGAAGAGATATCTCTTCTTATGTTTCTGGAAGTATGTCAAAGAGTATGGATAGCTCTTTAAATAGCTTTATGAGAACTATTCGCAGCGCATTCAGCGATATGTACAGCATTGGTCATAATGCGGCTCAATCATTAAGAAATGGAATGAAATCCGTGAGAATGCCTACGCTTTCGTATTATATTTCTCAGTGGAAAACACATAGCCTTGGGAACGGCGGTACCAGTTCAACCCCTGTCTATAGTCCGAACTGGTACGCTAAAGGCGGTTTGTTCAAAAATGCATCTGTCATTGGTGTTGGTGAAGCAGGACAGGAAGCTGTTCTCCCTTTGGAAAATCGTAAAGCCATGAAATCCATTGCCGACAGCATCATGTCCGGCTATGACGGCAACATGGGACTTACGAAAGATGAAATCATGGAAGCTGTCGAGCGTGGTGTAGTTACTGCTTTGATGAACAATGGTGGCTTTGGCGGTTCTTCACCGGAGTACATCATGAACAGCATCAAAGTGAACGAGCGTGAACTGGCACGAATCGTCACAAAAGCGCAAAATAACACAGATTACCGCATGAATCCGTCCCCGGCATATTGATTTTTTGACCAAAATCTGGTAATATAATAGATGCATAATAAGTAGAATATTGAGCGTACTAAGGATGAACCGTGAGCAGATATAGCTTGCATCTATTCTTGGTACGCTCTTTTTTATTTTATTTAAACACTTCAAGAAAGGAATCAAATGAATGGTATCTAAAGTATTAACTTTATTTTTTACTTCTTTATTGTCTCTTTCCACTGCAACAGGAACGACTACAGCACAGGCTGTGGAATCTCCTCAAGTATATGAGGAATCCGTTGATTATTCAGAAACACCGGAATATACCGAAGAAGATGCTAATGAAGAAGATTCAATGACTATTGAGGAAAAGTATGAACACAACCAGAACAAAGAAGATTACCTTGAAGATGATGGAGAAAATCTGATCTGGTACGATGTTCCGTACTGTGACGATCACGACTACGAAGTAATTGAGGGCGACACAGAAACTATGTATATCTGCAAGAAATGCGGATATTCATATTCTGAGTTCTCAGAAGAATCTGAGGACGAGCCGGAAGAAGAACTACCAGAAGAAACCGATTCTGACGGCGAAGAATAATTGTGGTAAAACCAACAGGCTAGACCGATCATCGAAAAGCGGAAATGCCTTGCCGCCTGCCTGTTGATTTACATACATTTCAAGGCATCTATTATACGAAAGGCAGGTATTTTTCTATGGCAAAATCTTTTAATTACCGTAAATATTACAAAGACTATTATGGGATTGATTTCGACAGTAACTATGTAATCCACCATATTGACTTTGATAGAAGCAACAATGATATTAATAATTTAATTCTATTACCTTCGAAGTTACATAGTCGATATCACTTTTTATTAACTGGATTTAATTCTGATAAAAACAATAAAGGGATTGCAAGTCTTGATTTTAAAATCGTCTCAGAATGTGGGAGCATCCCTATGTTCGGAATAAACATGATGAAAAATTTATGTGAAACAATGGCAGAAATTGATAAATGGGTAAGAATAAAATCCGATATGGATAGAGCAAAATACAACAAAGAAGTGTATGGTATTTAATATGTGATAAATTCAGTAGGCTAGGGTAGCTCCCGAAAATCTCACCTCCAAGAGATATGCCTACTGTTTTTATAAATTTGGAGGATTGAAAATGAATGGAGGTCATTTTATGGCAGTATTTAGAGTACACAAAACAAAGAATTATACACTGATGAGCAATCATCATTTGAGAGATAAAAATTTAAGTCTTAAAGCAAAAGGACTTCTGTCAGTAATGTTTTCTTTACCGGATTCTTGGAATTATTCTATTCCGGGATTATGTGCAATCTTGAAAGAAAATGAAACGGCAGTAAAATCAACTATAAAGGAATTAAAAGCAACAGGATATCTTGTTGTGGACAAGAAAAAACCTTGCAAAGAAGAGGGACGATCTAAGTTCGAGTACATTTATAACATTTACGAAACTCCACAGGAGGTATCTGATAACAGCAATAATCAAGAGGCTTTTTTTCAAGGTGTAGAAAGCCTAGCCCTAGAAATTCCAGAGGTAGAACATCGCCCCCATAATAAAAGAACTGATATATCAACTACTGATAAATCAATTACTGATACAGATAAAGACTGTATTTTACCAAATACAGAGGAAAAGACTTTACCATCATCTGGTAAAGGAGTAAAGACTTCTGCTCCTAATAATAATATAAATATAAATAATATACCACCTAGAACGAAAGAGCAGAAGCAGGAACGGTGCGCACATGTGAAAAAGAATCGCTCTGTCGATTACAAAGACGAAGAACTACCGACAATCTTGTACAATGGATTTAATTCTCTGTACGGGGACAAGGAAGATATTCTTGAAGATCATGATATCTGTCTGACTATGGCATTGGTCAAACAGTTCTTTGAAAAGTTCAAACAGTATCGGGGAGAACGACATCCGATAGTCTACGCAAATGACCTTGACCAGTTCTTGGGTGTGATTCGGAATACCGACTTGGACATGGTAAAAGATGGAATTGTTGAAGAAGACGAAGAGCCGGGGTATTATCTGGACATGATGGACGAATATTTTAGTTCCAACATTGGGAAGAACAACGGCATGGGTTGCGATTATCATATCTGGATGTTTTTCACAGAAAGAACGCAGAACATTTTGTACAACCGTGTAAAACAGAAGCGGAATGAATAGGGAGGAACGAATATGTTATTTTGGGGAATTATTATTTTTATTGTGCTTTGCATCATTTTAGCCATTTATACTGAAAACGAAGCATTAGGTACTTTTACAATTATATGCTCAATAATTGGATTTATAGCTTTGGCATGTTCTGCATTTGCTCTTGCGATTAATTATTTTGGCTACAAAGCAGTCATCCAAACGAACATTGAAACTTACAAGGCACTGACCTATAAGGCAGAAAGTGGCGCATGTCGTGACCAATTCGGATTGCTGAGCAAAGATGTATTAGACGAAATTCAAAACTGGAACGAAGAAGTCACACATTACAAAACCATGGAAGACAATTTCTGGTTGGGCATATTTTATCCTGATGTGTACGGGGATTTGGGGACGATTGATTATGAACTGTACAAATAATTTGCTTTCATTGAACAAAACGAGTTAAAAACCATTTGAAATACCGTAGGCGATAACTTCTTTACGTAAACGTTCCAAATTGATTCTGGCTTAAAATAATACAGTAATTAATTAGAAAGTGAACATATTATGAGTAATAACTATTTACAATTAAAATCAAACCGGTTTTCCAGATATAATAATTTTGTTTACATAGACACAACTGGATTCCTTGCCGATAGGATTTTTGCACAAAATGAAATTAAAGTGAAATTCTGCGGAGATTATTTTCACAGAGAAAAGAAATATGTTGTTGTCATGTGCAAAGTAAAGAAAAAAGATGTTCCGGTATTCTTGCAATCAATGGCAGAATTAAAAAATCGGGCAATTCTTATGGGAAACACGGATTACGAATCATTTTGCAAAGAGCAATTCGAAAAATTCATTTCTGATATCCAAAAGAAACATTAATATAACTTTTTCTTACTGAATCTCACCTTGTATATGTGATAGAATAAAGAATCATAAAGCGTCTATCAGAGCGATAGGCGCTATTTTCGTGTAATTAAGCATCTTCTTTCGGGAAGGTGCTTTTTCTTTTATGAGGTGTTATATGGCAGAAATATTTTTAAAAGTAAACGGTGTCTCGATGCCTTGCCCGTCTTCCTACACATGGGGATTACAGGACGTATCAGCGGCAAAATCAGGAAGATCTGATGACTCTGTCATGCATAAAAACAGGGTAGCGCAAAAAAGGAAATTAGCTTTGCAGTGGAACGGTAAAGATTGGGCTACTACAGCTAAGATTCTCCAAGCGTTCAATCCCGAGTACATCCAAATTACATATCCAGATATGATGTCTGGAAAATACGAAACCAGAACGTTTTATGTTGGAGACAGGAGTGCACCTGTTAAATGGTGGTGGATTGGAAACCAGAGAACAGAATCTATCAGTTTTGATGTGATTGAGAGGTAATGCATGAGAAAATTATCTAACAGATGGAAAGAAAAAGTCAAGAACGGAATGGACGTGCAGTACCTCAAGTATGCAGATATCACACTTACAGACGGAACTGTACTCAATCTGACCAGTGCCAATCTGTGGCAAAACGGAATGGAATTCGAAGATTCCGTATCTAATGATAGTAGCTTTGACATCGGTTCTGCAATCATCAATGTATTGAATCTTAGCATTAATAATTTTGACGGTGAGTACTCCGATTACGATTTTGAGGGAGCAGAAGTCATATGTTATGTTGGATTACAGATTGAAAATGAGGATACAAGTGAACTGTTAGATTCAGCTGGAGAACAAATACTGGATTCAACCGGTGATACAATCATAGTTCATAAAAATGCGGTTATTGAAAAAACACGTATTTGTACAGTGACAGTTATTGAACAGCCGGAAGACGAAACGGTGACCATAGACCTTACGTGCGAAGATAATATGCGGAAGTTTGACCGGAACTATTCAGACAGCAAATTGAAGTATCCGGCAACCAGAGGGCAGATTGTACGAGATGCCTGCGAGGTATGTGGGGTTACTTTGCAAACAACATCATTTGACAGAGATGATTATATCGTGCAGAATCGTCCAAATGACGAAGCTTTAACATTTCGCCAGGTTCTACAGTGGGTTGCACAGATTGGCTGTCAGTGGATGAGATGCGATGAATATGGCAGATTGTGCATCGGTTGGTATAGCAGCATCAATGAAGAAGAACTCATTATTAATGATCTTGGAGTTCTCAAAACGCAAGATGATAGCAATATCTCGCTTGAATTATCCAGTGCAAATGGTATTTTATCGGCAAATAACGGAACATTTCTGGAAAATGATGGCATATTGAGGCTTTTTGCAACTGACGAAAAAGGTAACATTTCTGAAATAGAAACCACCTATGGTTTTACTCCGCATCATACAGATGTAGTAATCACAGGCGTGAAAGTAACTGAATACAGCGAATCCTCTTCTGATAATCCGCAAACTTACATGGTTGGTACAGAGGGATATGTACTTGGAATTTCTGGTAATAAATTAATTCGTGTTGGCGATGGCCAGACAATCGCTTCAATAATCTCCGAAAAATGCGTTGGCATGAGATTTAGACCATTTGAATCCGAGTGCCCTACAGATGTGGCTCTGGAAGCCGGAGATTCACTGATTATTGTGGATAGAAATGGGAAAATATACACATCGCTACTTACCACAACTACATTGAAACCGGGATCCGGTCAGAAGATAGCTTGTAATGCCAAAAGCGCTGCTAAAAATAGCAGCACCCAATATTCCCAGGCGACGCAGGCATTTGTTACTGCAAGAAATATGGTTAAGCAGGAAAAAACCGAGAGAGAAAAAGCTCTTGAAGAATTTGGAAAAAGAATTGATTCAGCCACAGGAGTTTATACTACTGTTGAGCCACAGGAAAATGGAAGCAAAATCTTTTATTTACACGACAAACCAACTCTGGCAGAATCTCAGGCAATTTGGAAAATGACTTCTGAGGCATGGGGAGTGTCTACAGATGGTGGACAGACATGGAATGGTGGTATGACAGTAGATGGTGATACGATTGTAAGAATCCTCACAGCCGTAGGATTAAATGCTGACTGGATTAACACAGGTGCGATTACCGTAAAGGATAAGAGTGGAAATATCATCTTCCAAGTCGATATGGACACCAAAACGGTTGTTATCAACCCAGATGTTTTGATTGTCGGAAATATGACATTGTCCGAGAAATTGAAAAACATGGATGAGAATATTGCATCTGCCAAGAATATGACTATGCAGTTATCCAACGAAATGCAAGCTATCACGGCTGACGCAGACGGAAACATTCCGGTATTTCCGACAGTGGCAACTACAGCGAAAGTTATGTATGGCTCAAATGATATCACAAACGATTGTAGCTATACCATTACAAAATCAGACAGTGTAACCGGCTCTTGGGATGTAGATACGCATACTTACACTGTCACAGGCTTAAGTGCAGACAATGGATGGGTGGATATCAAGGCGGTATACCTGAATAACCTTGCGGTTACAAAGCGATTTACTGTGTCCAAGCAGAAACAGGGCACTGATGGTATACCAGGAAGAACTTACATTATTGAACCGTCTTGCAACGTCCTGAAACGTGGCTCTGACAAGGTGATTAGTCCAAACTTTATAACCTTTAAAGCGTATTATCGTGATGGCGATTCAGCTGCTAGAGTACCTTATAAAGGCAGATTTGTCGTTGAAGAAACTGTTGATGGAAGTACTTGGAAAACCATTTATGCTAGTTCAACCGATGAGGATACAGTAACGCACTATCTGTATTCTATTTTAACAAATAGTTCGGGCCAGGCAGTAGCAAGCTCAAATGGCTCAACCATTGGTATTCCTAGAGATGTGACGAATGTTAGATGCAAATTATATGCATCCGGTGGTACTACGACATTGATGGATATGCAGAGTGTTGCAGTAGTAATTGATGTTGACAATCTGACACAATCGCAAATCGTAGAAATACTATCAAATGATGGTGCATGGAAAGGATTGTACTATAAGAATGATCAACTGTATATCAGTTTCAATGCAGCACTTGGCGGTGAATTGACACTCGGTGGCGTCAATAATGGAAATGGTGTGCAGAGAATTTATGACAAAAACGGAAAACTAGCATCTGAACTCAGTAACTCAGGGCAAATTTTATATGACACAAACGAACTCGCATCCGGAGTGCTGATGAATGATAAATTATTCTTTTTCACTACACCAGTGAATATAACGTCCTCTGATACAGATGTAACTGGCACTGCGTTTTATGCCGGTGGAATATCAAGGTTTACTGGAACGATAAGAAAAGATGACACAGAAATTGTATTTGACAATGAAATTATAATTTTCATAAATGAAGAGGGTACGTACTCCCCTCCATTATGGTTCTCAAGTGTGTCAGATACCGACTCTTTAAACGGAGAATTCAGAGACCTTGATGTGAAGAATCTTAATATTCATGAAAGTGGTTGGTTTAACAATCCTCCCACGATTATCGGATGGGGTTTTAATTCTTCTGCTTATCATGTTGGCTGGGATGATAATATCAAAAACTTGTCTTTGATTCCATCTTCTTCCAAACGCTATAAAGACCTCGGAAATAACATTTCTTCAGAAGAATTAGATAACTGGTACAACATCGAACCGCTTTGGGCAAAGTACAAAGATGGGTATCTGGTCGAGGGTGACGAGAACGAAGGCAGATACATTCCAATGTTTATTGCCGAAGACGTAGAAGAATATTTTCCAGAAGCTACTAGACACGCTAATGGACTTGTTGAAGACTGGAACGAACGTATCATGATACCGGCTATGTTTGCAATGATTAAAAGCCAGAAAGAACAGCTTGACCGACAGGAGAAACTAATTAATCAGCTCTATGAAAAGTTCAATATAGAAAAGGAGAATTAATATGGCAAAATTTAATGAATATCCCGTAAAAACAACACCAAAAGATGCAGATAAATTTATGCTTTACAGTGCAGAGGATGCGGCAAACAAGCTGATTGATTATGATAAGCTTGCTGATGCGGTACTCAACAAATTGACATCAAAGACCTTTGGCCTCGATGCTGGAACGATGACTTTACCGGCTGCGCTTAACCAATTAAATAGTAACCGGTTAAAACCCTTTTATAAAGGTATGATCACCAATAGACTAGTTACTGTTCCTCTTGTTGCGGGACTTTATCTAGTTTCAACGTATCGTAGTGGAGGATACAAGATAAGTTCATTATCTATAGTTAATATTCAGATACAGGACGGTTCTTTTATCGAAACGCTTGTTAAAGGTGCGGATTACGACAACGCCATTGAAATGAAATGTTGCTATCAATATATTTCATTTCAATATAAGATTGACTTATCTGGTGGATGTACAATCGTTATATTCAAGTTGGCTTAAAGATTTATGAAATATAAAATAGTAACTCCTTTAGAATCTCAAATATTAATTCATCTTCACGCACAATAACGATTCATAGAGTTTCCAAAAATAAATCTCTTTTACATTGCACATTACTATATAGAATGAATTATGAAATGGAGGTACATAAATGTCAGTAAAGCAAGTACAAGCTATTGTAAATGGACAGACTTACACCCTTACTTTTAACAGTAATACGGGAAAATATGAAGCTACAGTAACAGCTCCAAATAAGTCCAGTTACAGCCAGAGCGGACATTATTACGGAATAACAATCAAGGCAACGGACGATGCTGGAAACGTGACCACCAAAGATGCAACAGATTCCGCAATCGGTAGTTCCCTGCGATTAACCGTTAAAGAAAAGGTCGCTCCAGTAATTACAGTCACAAATCCAACAGCATCTGCAACACTTGTCAACAACAAGCCAACTATCACATGGACTGTTACAGATGATGATTCTGGTGTTAATCCGTCTACTATCGGTATCACAATCGATTCCGGAAGCAAGATTACTGACGGCATTACAAAGACCGCCGTAACCGGTGGTTACAATTGTTCGTACATACCGAAAACAGCTCTTACCGATGGTTCTCATACCATTAGGTTTGATGCATCCGATTACGATGGCAACGCAGCTACGCAGAAATCTGTAACATTCAAGATCGATACCGTACCGCCGACGTTGAGCGTAGCCTCTCCGTCTGATGGATACGTTACCAACAAGAGCACAATTACTGTAGCAGGTACAACCAATGATGCAACGTCATCTCCTGTTACAGTAATGATCAACGGTGCATCTGTAACGGTTGGTAGCAACGGAGCATTCAGCACTACGGTCACATTGTCCGCAGGCTCAAATACAATTACTATCGTTGCAAAAGACAGTGCCGGTAAGACAACAACCATTACTAGAACTGTCAAGTATGATCCGAACCCACCAAAGATTACAGCCGCAAGCGTAACGCCTAATCCGGTCGATGCAGGCAAAACTTATGTGATCTCTGTCACAGTAACTGATGAATGATGATTACGAGGGTTTACGGCTCGTGTAATGAGTTCGCTATTGAGTTCCAGAGACGAGAGGGATCGGATCTCGAAATCTGGGACGCAATAGTCCCTGCCAATAGAGATGGACAGTATGTCATAGAAATCTATGCAGAAAGTAGTGGTGGCTTGACAGCTTATACCGCCACTGTACTGTTTCTGATATCAGGGCACGAGATTGCTGGAAAGCTCGTTCCGAGAGGATATACGGCAGAATCAGAGAACATCGAGTACAGCTCATTGCTGAATCTGAGCCAGCTGACGGCAGAGCTTGTAAAGCAATGTTTCAGCGGACATAAAACATGCTGAAAGGAGAGAGGACATGGCAATTAGATACGTAGATAGCAATACAATAATGGATTTTGGAGAAAAAATCCGATTTAAAAGTAAAGTAGAGCCGGTATGCGGTGTAGACATCCCTTTCTCCATCATTTCAGCGGATTACGAATTGATTTTCGTTGATACAGATGCTGAAACAGAGACTGTAGAAGATCAAGGAAACTGCAATATCAACGAGCATACGCTAGATGCGTTAATTGAGCCACAAAAAACAGGAATCTATTGTCTGAGATTCATATATAAAATTGCAGATGAAACGTGGGTAGATAATTATAAAATCAAAGTGAAAGGGTGATATGCATGGCAGATGCAAACATTTATATAGCCGGTGCAAGCATAAGCCCTACATCAGTTCAGACAGGGGCGAAATATGCGATTGCTGTTGATGTTCGGAATGTCCAGTATGTATTAGGCACAAGTGATGGCTCAGCACTTGCCACTTCTGATGGTTCGATGCTGAGAGTGAAAGAATAGAGGTGATTATATGGCAGAATCATTAAAAACAATATTAATGTCGGCACTGGCTTCGAAAGCAACGCCGGCAGAAAGTGACACATTGATAGTTGGAGAGGGGAATGCATTAAAGAAAATATCGTTTTCACAGCTGTTCACTTATTTAAAAGATAAATTGGGAATCAATACGCTAAACACGAATTTAGGAAAAACTGCTCGTTTTTATGCTGTAAGTAATTTTAATGTACCTGGAAGTTCTGGCGATTATTACGGGCTTGCAATCGGTGGGACTGCATGGAACAACATTGCTGGAATACAGTATGTGAGCGCAACTGATTACAAACATTACTATACATTCCCCAAAGGCACATATTTAGTGAATATCAACCTTTTTGCAAATCTTGAAGCATCAACTTCGAACGTTCTGGGCGTGGCATTGAATATCGAAGTAGATGGTAAAATAATAGCGAATCCATGGTTTAGAATGATTGATTCATATCAGAGCATTTCTTATCCTGTTATCATCAATGGAAGTAAGCTAAAAGTCACCATGTACTCAGGAAAGACAATTGAAATTGTAAATAATGCCAATCTTTCATATGTTGATTTTATGAGATTGAATTAATCAGTATACAATACTCCAATAGTCACAGTTCTGTTGGTGCATGAGTCACCATTGAAATCAGTATATAGAGTTTGTTTTAGTTGAATTATTGTACAGCACTGGCTGTTACGTGTCCGAACTTGCGATAGTCACCACAGATACGTGGTGTGAAAGGAGAAAATATGGAGATTAAAGGTATTGACGTTTCATCCTATCAAGGTAATCCAGATTGGCAAAAAGTATCGAATTCTGGAATTAAGTTTGCAATTTTGAGGATTCATCAGAAATCCGGCACTGATGCATCTTTTGAACACAACTACAAGGGCTGTAAATCCAATGGAATTCTTATTGGTGGATATAAGTACAGCTACGCTTTAACACCGGCACAGGCGATTGACGAAGCTGAGGACGTACTTTCTGTTCTTTGTGGCCGTGGATTGGATTTTCCGATTTTCTACGATCTGGAATGGGCACAGCAGAGAAGCCTTGGAAAACAGGCTATCGAGAATATTGCAGTAGCGTTTCTGACCAGAATCAAGAAAGCCGGTTATAAAGTTGGCATCTATTGCAATCTTGATTGGTACAACAACGTTCTGTCAGATGCTCTGAAACAATATGATTGTTGGATTGCTCGTTATCCGGCTAACGACAACGGCTCTGTACAGGAAAGATTGCGTCCATCTGCCGGTGCAGGCTGGCAATATTCCAGCAAGGGAAAAGTTCCAGGAATCAGTGGTAATGTAGATATGGATGTGTTCTACAAGGACTATAGAGGAACGATGCAGAAAGGAGAAACTAAAATGGTAAAAATCAGTAACTGCGGACATGATGAACACGGGAGATATGCAGGTGGGAAAGCAGGAGATCAGACTGGTACAGAATATCAGATCATGAACTGGTACAGCAGACCGTGGCTCTGTGTCCTAAGATTCAATGACGCCAAAATCGCAACCATGATCGCAGACATGGCGGCAAAAGCGGCACAGAACAATCTCATCGGGTACGATCAGGGCACTGCCGGAAACAGCAATGACCGGTATTCGTTCTGGCGGCACTTAAAGGCAAGTAACTACGATCCGGCGCAGATCACGGTAGCTTGTGAATCTGATTGCAGCGCAAGTACAGCAGCTATTGTCAAAGGGGCTGGGTATCGCTTAAATAATGCAAGGCTCAAATCGGTCAGCATCTATCTGACGACACGGAACATGAGAGCTGCAATGAAGATTGCCGGTGCGAAAGTACTGACGGATAGAAAGTATCTGACATCCGGCGACTATCTAAAGGCAGGAGATATCCTCCTGAATGATAATCACCACGTGGCTATCGCTGTTACCACCGGCGCAAAAGCAAATACGCTTTCAGCGTCAACTATTCTGTCTAAAACTCCGAAGTGGGTGGGAAAGGTAACTGCAAATACACTTAATGTCCGCACATGGGCAGGAACAGAGTATGCACAGCTTAAAAGCTACCCTACACTTGCAAAAGGTAATTTAGTTGATGTATGCGATACCATTAAAGCCAAAGATGGAGCATCTTGGTACTATATCCGCATTGCCGGAAAATATTTCGGATTTGCTTCTGCAAAATACATCAAAAAAGTATAAAACCAAAGCCCCTTGGAGTTAATCCTTGGGGCTGTTTTTGCCGTCATAATAGGCTTTTCCAAATGCTTGCATAATGAGCATCAGATCGTGTGATGTGAGCTTATTAAGTGCTACATCTGGCATTAGCGATTCAATGTATTCGCGACTAAGTTTTCCTTTTCCTCTATACCAGCAGAAACCTCTTGTAAATTTTGTTCTATGGTTCATTTTTTCTCCTTATATCACAGCAATCACTGTGCCGAATTTTACCCATTTTCTCATGTCTTCAATTCGGTATCGGTTGACTTTAAAATATTCGTTTGACTCACCTTTGAAAGATAAATAATTCAGAGTCACATTCTCCCCGTTTATTACATATTTTCGCAGATAAAAACACGCGTCTCTCATAAATATTCCAATATCCCCATCTCTTGGTGGCTGGCATGAGATTACCAATTTATCACCAATGTGATACAATGGGTGATATGCGTTACTGTTAATTTCTAATAACGCATCAGCATCAGAAAACCATGAGTAAGTACGGTATTTGGATATATTAATCGTATCGTGGTAAAACCTATTGCATGGTATTCCGTCTCTTATGTCATCTGCCAGTTTTATACAGTCTATAAGATATTTTTCATCCGGCAGATAATTTTTCATGTTTTTAGCCAACTGTATATCGGTTTCCAAAATAGATGCAATAAGTCTCTGTGTTCGCTTGGTTGAATGCATGAGATTGTAGTACAAATTCAAGTCTTCTGTGCGAAATCCGCACATTTCACGGATAGGCAGCTTGAACAACACAGATGCTTTAAGAGCGACATTGAAATCAATTCGTTCGGTTTCGCCGGACTCAATTCGGACTAACGTATGCTTGGAAACTCCTAATATTGAGCATAAATCAGCTTGCGTAAGCCCTAGTGCGCTTCTCATAGCTGCGACAGTCTCACCGAATTTCTTTGAAGCGTTCAATTTGGACAGCTCGTCAATCCTTGCTTCTCTAATGATAGTTCTTATTTCTTCTTTAGTTTTCATACAATCACTCCTTTTGCATATTTTACTACTGTAAAGTGTTATATGCAATCAAAATTAATCGTGTTTTATATATACTTTTCGACATTTGGAGAGTATAATATAAGCATCTTACGAAGGAGGAAAAGAAGATGAAGAAAATGCTGAAGAAAGTCGCTATAGTAATGACATCAATTTCATTACTAAATTATCCCAAAATAGTTTTGGCAGATCAGTTTGATGACTGGCAAACAACAGTCATGGATACAATGGCAGATTTTGACCAAACAGACAGTAATACTGCTGAATTTATCCAATATATTCAAGACAGTTATTATGATGTGAAAGCTTTGGATGAATGGCCAAATTCGGATGATACACCTGCGTGCATAATAAATTTCGCGATGTCTGTAGGGTATTTTAAAGAAAAATTTGAAGAAACAAGTATTGGTTACAGTGTTGGAGAATATGGGTGGATTGCATTGAGAGAGCTTTATGATGGCGATTCTGATGGATATGAGCAAGCAATGGAGCATTTTAAAATAGTTTTCGAAGAATCTGGAGCGTTATTGTATGAAAACCAATACTCATCAGGGCAATATAAAATTGGAATAGATATGCCAGCAGGAGAATATGTACTTTTTTCAGATTCAGGCTCCGGATATTATGCCGTATCATCAGATTCAAATGGAACGGAAATTCTGTCTAATGATAATTTTGATTATAATTCAGTAATAACTGTCGATGAGGGAACTTATATTAAACTTAGCCGATGCATGGCAGTACCAGCCGAAGAAGTCGAAAAAATAGACATGTCAAAAGGAAACATGTTCCGTGTTGGGAAAGATATTGAAGCAGGAGAATATTCACTGGAGTCTACGGGAAGTGATGGATATTATTGCATTTATTCTGACAGTAGACAGCAAGGCACGAATAGTATTGTTGCAAATGAAAACTTTTCTGGAAATACATACGTTACCGTGTCTGATGGACAATACTTGAAGCTTTCGAGGTGTGCTATAAAGGAGTAATAAATTAAAAAGAAACGCATATGCGTTTCTTTTTTTTACCCATTTTTGGAAACTTTTCTTTGCACAAAAAAATGATTTTGTATCACAATTGAAACGCAATCCCATGTTATTATATATACATAGAAAAACTCCTGTGCTTCACAGTATTAAATAGTCGGTGTTACCTGCCGTATGGTCTGGAAGGGAGGAAACGATCATACGGCATGGTTTTACCATATAGATTGAAATGAGAGGGGGATTCCCCCTCTTTTTTGTTTACCAAAGGAAAAAATGCCTATGAAGAAAATCAGAAACATCTTAATCATTATCGGAGTAATTCTCTTTGCCAACTACATAATCCACTTGCCAATGTGCGTGAAAGACTATGCCAATAAGGATTTTGGTATATACTCAACCCAAACTATGCACAAGCATTCAACGCTTACTATGAGCACGGTTTTGAAACTGGTGTCTGAATCTACACTCAAATTCTACATTTCACCACGCAAAGCAGATTTTATCTTTGACTACACAAATAATTTCTATGCGATCATAAATATTCCAGTCTATCTCTGGCAGTTTGCAAGGGCGAATATTAATCCATGTGTCCTGTTTCATTGAATCTGCGGAAAATATGATAAAAATAAATGTTCGAATGCATATTTCCCACTGGCCGAGCATATACTTTAATGCAGGCGCTAGCTTACAACAGGGAGGGTTATTTATGGATTATAAGAAAGAAATTATAAAAATAATAGATGAAATTGAAAGTCAAAAGATTCTGCGATACATTTATATTATTATAGCTGATATTTACAACGATTTACGGAGGTAGGACATATGAACAAAGATTTATTATATTCCGAAGAAGAGCAAAAGAAAATAATCGCAAAAATGGAAGACCCATCAAATAAAACGGGTCTTCCGCCGGCATCGCTTATATACGCATTAATCGACATGGTTGGAGTTCAGACAAATATGATTCAATCATTACAGGAATCTATTCAACGGTTGGAGACAAAAATCCAATAGGTCTTTTTGGACGATCATTTTCTTTCGGAACTGACATGAGTAAAAAGTTCAGCTGACTAATGTGCTGAATAAGTGTTGACATCTTTCCATTAACATATCCTTTAAAAATCATAAGTACGGACTTCTCGTATCCAATTTCAGTAACATGCATAGTAACTGACTGACCAAAATTGGTAAGTAGAAGTCCTACTTCATGTTCAGAATCAAGTTTTGATTCAAATTCTTTGATATATTTGCAAAGAATCTCGAACTGTGTGTCTGAATATGAATATGTTAAAGGGATTGGCTCAATATTATCAATTTGTTTCATAGCAGTTTCGTAAATGGTTTTAGTATCTAACATAGCGTACCTCACTCGCTTAAAAGATTAATCAATTCAACAATATGTTTCTTTTGGGCATCGGACAACCCGAAGTATTTCTTTAATGCATCGGAAAGTTCGGTGTCTTTTCTTATCTGTGCAATCAAATGTGCAGATTCATCGGAAAAATCTTGTTCCGGCTCTTTCCCTGTCATCAGATAATCTACGGATACGTGGAAGAAATCTGCGATTTTTTGGAGCTTATCTTGTTTTGGAGTATATTTTCCCTTTTTCCAACTGGTTAACGTGGCAGTGGAAATCTCAGTTCCTCTTGAAACTTGACTAGGAGTCACTTCTCTTTCTTTACATAATCGTTCAAAGTTCTCGTAATACATGGATTTTCTCCTTTGTGAAAAGAACTAAGAAATCTTAATTTAATTATTGACATACTAAGAAAACTGTGCTATTCTTTAGAAGAACTAAGAAACCTTAGAAATATCGCAGTAAAAAATTAAGAAATCTATATAATTGTTTGTTGGTAGCTTCATTATATAAGAAATCTTAGTTACTGTCAAGAAAGGAGTGAGAATTTGTTTAGCTATATGGTGTTCGAAAAACTTTGCAAGGATGCAGGAGAAACCGCTTATCAGGTTTGCAAGGATACGGGAGTTAAGTCTTCTACAATCGCTAATTGGAAAAAACATTCAGAAACAAATGGTAAAAATGGATATGTTCCAAAAGCAGATAAGATTTTATTAATCGCAAACCATTTTAATGTTCCGTTAGAAAGATTCATAGAAACGTAGGTGTGATATGCAATATATTTACTTGATTAAAAACAATATAACAAAACGCGTTTATGTCGGACGATCAAAATCTCCTCAAAGGAGATTTAAATTGCATATGAACGCATTAAAGCGGAATCAGCATCCAGTTGAAATTATGCAAAATGATTTTAACAGTTATGGAGAAAAATCATTTGGATTCAAAATAGTAGATTCCACAAGCAATTACACCCGAAAAGGAACAGAGGGAAAAATAATGGAATGTTTAAAAACGTATGACAAAAAATATGGATATAACTACAAAGACCCATATTTCATACGCAACGGAAAACATCCTACAAAAAATCTTCCTGCTGATTATTTAAAAACTTCGGTAGATGAAATTTTGAAATCCGATTAACAAGAAAAGGAGATATATGAACGAATTAATACCAATTAATTACGATGGCGAACAGCCTACAGTATCAGCCAGAGAGTTACATAAATCTCTTGAAATCAGTAAGCGATTTTCAGCATGGTTCGAAACGAACTCTCAAGGATTCATTAAGAATGAAGATTACACCAGCGTACTTACAGGTACGGAGGTTCAGAACAATGGTGGAGTGCAGATTAGAGAATTGCAGGATTATTCATTATCAGTAGATATGGCGAAACACATTTGCCTTATGAGTAGAACTGAAAAAGGAAAAGAATGTCGCCAATATCTCATCGACCTTGAAAAAGCATGGAACACACCAGAGCAGGTTTTTGCCAGAGCGTTGAAGATGGCAGACCGGACGATTGCGAAGCTGAAAGGTTCAGTTGAAACATTGACAGCCGAAGTTAACGTCAAGAACCAGATAATCGGAGAACTTAAACCAAAAGCTGATTACTACGATGAAATTTTAAAGAACCCGGGACTGGTTACAATTACCCAGATTGCAAAGGATTATGGAATGTCTGGCAAAAAGATGAATGATATCTTGCATGACTTGGGAATCCAGTACAAGCAGAGCGGTCAGTGGTTGCTGTATGACAAGTATTCAAAGAATGGGTACACACATTCAGAAACTGTAGATATCGTCAGGTCAGATGGAAGACGTGATGTGAAGATGAACACCAAATGGAAACAGAAGGGTAGAATCTTCCTTTACAACATGCTCAAAGAAAAAGGCATTGTTCCGATGATTGAGCAGGAAAATGCCCAGATGACAATGTAGGGAGGAAGAAAGAAAACTCAATAGAAAGGATTTTGCATGAAAAATTTAATATTCAGATTCAGAAAAAGAAAGAAGGTAAAACCATACAAAGTAGATACTTCACAGAAAGGATTTGAATATGTGGGTATTAAATTAACTGATGAACAATTCCAAGATATGTGTAATTTGAATCTGCTGTGGGCAAACGATAGAAAAGATATTCCTGCTTTTAATATGCTTGTCCTTATGAAAGTATTAGGATTACTGCCACCCGAAATGGTGTGCGATAACGAAAGTGATGATTCTGGTGATGATATTTATGAACGGAAGTTCGGAAAGATAAGAAGATGAGCCAATCAAACGATTCCAGACATTTCACCGGGAAGAAATCTTCGTTCAGATCGCAGAAACGGAAGAAAAAGGTGAAATCGAAAAGAGTACACAGAAATAAATATGAGAGGAGAGACGAGGAAATATGGCAGAAGAAGAGAAAAAGAAAGAAATGCTTAGAGATTTGAAGACAGCACAGATAATGTATTGGGACAGACAATATGGAAACCGCACGTATTTCTTGAGAAAAGAAAATGGAGATGAATTATATCTGAGAGATATTATTGCAGATTTTACATTTTTGCTTGTTAGGAAAATAGAAACCCAAATCAATGAAAAAGATACTTATGAAGAGAGTAGAGAAGAAAAAGACATCATCTCCACCCTCAATGCCCTAATCAATGCATATAAGACAGGGCTGTTTTAGAATTGCGGGTCGCCCCAAAAAGGATTTTTTACGCCTTTTGCGTTGCCCGGATTAACTGGTTCAGATTTTAAAATATCAAGAAATTTTTCGTTGTATTCGTGGTACAGCTTAATGATTTCTTTGGCGTCAGAACCATCTTTAACAGATTTAGCAACAGCCAGATCATGAGCAATTTGGTTAATATTCATTGGTCACACCTCCCTTCGAGGAAGATTATACCACAGAAAGGAAGCCAGCATGAAAAAAGAAGAAGCAAATGAGTTTATGAATATGACATTAGAGGAGAAAAAAGCTGAGATTATCAAAATGGTTCGAGATATTCCGGATGATTCTCCGATTCACAAGGAACTGTACGAAGCACTGAAAAGAGAAATGGAGGAAAAATAGAATGATCAAATGTGAAGGCGGGAAAGTTGAATTAGAAGAAGATGCAAATAAGTTGCTTTCTGAATTAACCGTGATATGCAGGGGACTAAGAGTTTTCCTTGTGAAAGAAGGATATTCCAAGTAAAAAGCCGATGAACTTGTTTCTGAATCAGCTCAGATGGGGTTGTGGACAGACGAAAAAATACAAGAAGAACTTGACAGATTAAGGACAGAAACGCTTAGAACGTTTGCGGAATTAATATTGGGGAGAAAGATTTTTGAAGGAGGAAAAGAGAATGATTAAAAGTAAAGATGGAGCAGTTGAGGTAAAGGGAAGTACAACAGTTTTAATGACTGATTTGTCAATGATTATTAAATCGTTGAGAGAGGCTTTTGAGGAAGAAGATATTCCAAAGGAAATAGGAGATAAACTTATCAGAAAGGCTGTAGACGTTGGGTTCTGGACGGAAGATAAGCTTGACAAGGAACTTTCCAATATGCGAGCGGAAGTACTTGGAAAACTTATGGGATTAGCATTGTCGTCAATCTGGGGAGGAACAAAAGATGAATAAAAATACTTATGAGCCAGAAACCCTAGAAGAAGAATTTGCTTTACTGGCAGGTAGACTTACAGCTCTAGAAGCGGTTTTAAATGCTGACGATAGCACATTCATTGATAAAAAGTATGTAGCTGCGATTATGGGGATTAAATATTTCGAGGGGTATTCCAATAAGAAAGAAGAGTGAAACGCCCCGGAGGTGACGCAACACCTACCGGAGCACGTATCTAACTTAATTAGGGTAAGTTAAATACAGGATAAGTATAGCACACCTTCCTGTATTTGAAAAGAAAATTTATACTAGGAGGGCATTTTTTATGTCTAAAATCACAAAACACACCGAAAACGTAACTAAAAACCAGAGCCTTGCAAGTGAAATCATTGCAGATCAGGCGGCAAAAACAAAACGTCTGGAAGTCACAGTTGTAGCACTGTCAATAGCTTTGCTTGCAACAGCAACAACAAAAAGAAAGAAGTGAGGGATATGAGAAAAAGAATGTATTTTATCGGAGTGATGGCACAGGTTGGAACATTTTCCACGATTGCATTATTGCTCTGGTGGATGACGAAAATGGATGTACTTAAGCTGCTCTGCATAAGTGCAATGGTATCTTCAATGGTATCCCTTCCTATTTTAATGCAGATAGAAAGGTGGGTAAACGGAGTTGAATAAACTTTTAGAAAACAATCAGGTAACACTGGTTGGAGAAATTAAAACAGAATTTGAATTTAGCCATGAAGTATATGGTGAAAAATTTTACCGATTCGAACTTAGCGTAGAACGATTTAGCGGAACGAAAGATGTTCTTCCGGTTGTAGTTTCTGAGAGACTCATTGATGTGAAGCAGAACTATACAGGAGAAATGATGGAAATTCAAGGGCAATTCAGATCGTTCAATAAGCATGAAGAAAATCACAGTAGATTGCTTCTTTTTGTGTTCGCAAGAGAAGTAAAATTCATGGGCAAAGATGCGCTTCCAGTTAATCAGATTCTTCTGGATGGTTTTACTTGCAAGAAACCAGTATACAGAACAACACCTAATGGAAGAGAGATTGCAGATGTACTTCTGGCGGTAAATAGATCATACGGCATATCTGATTACATACCATGCATCTGCTGGGGCAGAAATGCAAGATACATGGGAACCTGCGGAACTGGCACACATATTATTTTACAGGGAAGAATCCAGAGCAGAGAGTACAACAAAAAAGTCGGAAATCAGGTCGAGAAGAAAATAGCCTATGAAGTGTCGGCTTATTGGGTGGAGGATAAGGAAGAATGAAAACAGTAGAATTGAAACAGCTTAACATTGAAAACTACAAGAAGTTTGAGTCTGCGGAGTATCAGTTTGCACCACGAACGATGGTGTCCGGCAGAAACCGTCAGGGTAAAACAACGTTGATGGATGCGTATTTCGATACACTGACAGGAAAATTGGCAGATGGAACGCTTCCGAGCGGTGTCAGGAGAAAAATGGATGGTGAGGAAGTTAAGGGTGATGTAATCAGGGAACTGGTTATTCTTATTGACGGAGTAGAAACGGTAATCAGAAAGAAATTAACGAAAAGTGCCACAAGTTATGAAGTGGACGGAATCAAGTATTCTAAAACAAAGCTTGACGAATACTTGAGTAAAATTGCCAGTCCGAAAGTAATTTTGATGTGTAGCAATGCCGGAGTATTTCTTAATGAACTTCGAAAATCAACAGCAAGTGCCAGAGCAATGCTTGAAAAGATGGCAGGGTTCAATGCGGATAAAGTATTGCAGGATAATCCAGAAGTTTCAGAAATCATCAAGAATCATTCTGTCGAGGAAGTTGTGAAAAAGCTCAACAAAGACAGAAAAGATATCCAGAATAAAATTGGTGCCAAAAAGGTTGAGATTGATACCGTAAAGAAACAGGAAATACCAGACGCAACAGTTCTTGAAGAAAAGAGAGGACAAGTTTTAAATCATCTGAGCAAGCTGAGGCAGAAAGAACAACAGCTGAGTGATTCTGGAAAAGCATACGATGAACTTTCCTATGAAATTGTAGGTCTTAAGAAATCCAGAGATGCGATCATTTCAAATGCAGTAGAAGCATTACAGGAAGAAAAGAGAAAAATCGTTTCCTTATTAAATGACAGACGATTCAAGCAGAAACAGGAAGAAGACAATCTCCGTGTTCTGGAAAATTTCCTTTCTACTGCCGAAAAGCCGGAACGTATTCAGCAGAGAATTTCAATTTTACAGGAGAAATATAAACAGACGTATGCGTCCACATTTGATGAAACAGCTTTAAATGCCATACAGAATGAAAAATTTGATCCTGAATCAGCTATTTGCCCGACCTGTGGACAGCATTTGCCAGAAGAACAGGTTGAACGTCTTAAAACTGAATTTGAACAGAAAAAGAAAGAAAGAATTGAGGCTGAACTTGCGAAAAAGGAACAGTTTAAAGCAGACAAACAGCAGAAACTTAAAGACATTACAGAAGAAGGCAATTCCGAAGTAGCCAGAAGAAAAGAAGTTGAGGAAAAGCGCAAAGACATCGAATCGCAGATTGAGCAGACAAAGAAAAATATTTCTACTCTGGCATCTGAGATTGCACAGAAAAATCAGGAATTAGAGAAGCTTCCGTCAGAGTCAGATATGTCTGAAAATGAAGAGTATCAGGCAGTTGTAGCAGAAATCCAGAAGAAGCAAGAACAACTTGACGGACTGACCAATAATTCTGAGGAAAATGCAGCAGTTCAGGCAGAAAGAATGTCTGCCGAAAAGGAACTTACAGGAATCGAAACAAAAATTGAGATGGCAAAACAGGCAGTTCAGAAACGGGCAGAAACGCTCGAACAACTAAATGCGGACAGAAAGAAATTAGGTCAGGAAGATCCCGATATTCAGCAGGAACTTGACATGTTGAAAGAATTTTCCATCAAAAAAAATCAGGCACTTGCAGAAGCTATCAATCCACATTTTAAGCACTTTCAGTTTCAGTTTCTGGATTATACGCAGGACGGTGAGCCGGTGGAAGTTTGTAAGATGATTTGCGACGGAATCGGATATTTTGATGGATTGAATCACTCTGATCAGATTCTATGCAACATCGACCTCGTGACTGGATTGCAGGAATTGAACGGCTTAAACTTGCCAATTTGGGTTGATGATGTTGAAAGTGTGAATGCTGACAGAATACCAGACACAGGCAGACAGATGATTCTACTTAAAGTTTCCGACGATGAATTGAAAGTGGAGGGGATTTAATATGGCGACAACTACATATAACATTCCAGAAGCAATCAAAGCACAGGACTGGTACTGCAAAACAAAGATATTACCACATTTTGCACCGGGCAATGGTATCTGTTGGTCTTGCCATCAGAATATCTATTCCGAGAAAGGACGGACACGGTACGGAAAAGAAACGCACGGGTATTCCGTTGAAAGTGCAGCAGGACAATTGATTACATGTTGCCCGTTCTGTAGCAGAAGTTATTGTGATTAAAGTGCAATAGATTGGTGTGGTTGGCTTTGCGATGGCGAAGTGGAGTGGTGCGACGTGAGGTAGAGGAAAGGATATGCATAGAACAGATATGAAGTGCTACGGAATAGAAGCACACTGCTGAGAATCGCAAAGGAGAAGCGTAGAAACGCACAGAAACGTAACGGAACAGATATGTGGGGAACCGCACTGCAACGGATTAGCGAAGCTGAGAAAAGCCAAGGAAGAGCAGTGAAAAGAACAGCGCAGCAATGGAATAGCTTAGAAAATCGAAGAATTGCAATGGAGGAGCATGGTCTTGACAAGCAAAGCATTAAGCAAAATATAAAAATCGGAGGAATACGAGATGAAAGAATTAAAAGTCAGATTAACATTTTTAGAGGAAGTTCTGGGAACAGCAAATGCGGAAAAAGATATTCACGAGAAATTCATTGCATCTAAAGCACCAGATGCACCTTCCAGAGAACAGGAAGTTGAAGCTTTAGGAGTTGAAGAAGTTATTGAAAAAGGTCGAACAGTATTCCCGAAAGATGATAACGGCAATCCGTTCCTTTGGGACTACCAGATCAGAGGATTCTTTAAGTCAGCTGCACAGGCCGGTTCCTATATCGGAGGAGCAAAGAAACTTGCAGCTTATAAGAAAAAAATTGACTTACTGGTATTTGTAAACGAACGCAAAATTCCGTTTATTCTTCCAGAAGGTACAGAACTTTCTGATTGTCAGAGACCACTGAGAGCGCAGACAGCACAGGGCGAAAGAATCTCTTTGGCAGACAGCGAAACTGTGCCGGCAGGTTCGACAGTAGAATTTACAATCAGAGTACTTGATGATTCACTCATGAAATATGTAATTGACTGGCTTGATTACGGAGCGTTCAACGGTATTGGTCAGTGGCGAAACTCAGGTAAAGGCCGTTTCAACTGGACTGAAATCACAGAATAAGCTACGGCATAGCTGATAAGAGCTATGATATGTAAAGCAAAGGTACAGAATTGCTGGGTAATGATTTGCTTTGGCGAAGCGTAGCTTAGCAAGGTAATGCAACGGAGTGGTACTGAGAGGTGCAGAAGGGCAAAGTTATGGAATAGAAAAGAGTTGATACGTTTTGGCAAAGTAAAGAGAGGTTTCGCATAGTGAGGTAGAGGAGAAGCGCAGAAGGGCAATGTGATGTAAAGAAATGTAACGCATTGGCGAAGTAGGGCAGGGCAAAGATACGTATAGGCGAAGCACGGAATAGAATAGAAAAGTAAAGTATAGCAAAGGCACTGAGTAGAACGACGTAGTTATGGCAAAGAATTGACCTGAGTAGAGAAGATGAGCAAAGGATAGGCAGAGCGTAGCTCGGTTATGATTTGCTTTGGTGAAGTGTAGAACTGAACAGAAATGCAAACAAAAACGAGTTGATTAATATAAGAAAAGGAGAATTAAAATGGCAAACAAAACACAGGTAGCAACAGTAGGAGAACAGCAGGCAGCAGTTGTAATTAATAATCAGTTTATTGACGGATTGACAAAGCAGCTTGAAGAAAAATGTAAATATGGTCTTTCTTTTCCAAAGGACTACAATCTCAGCAATGCACTTATGGGAGCATATCTGGTTCTCAAGGAAACAAAAGATAGAAATAATAAGCCGATTTTGGAATCTTGTAGTCAGATTAGCATCGCAAATAGTCTTATGAACATGGCAACACTAGGACTTTCGGTACAGAAGAAGCAGGGGTATTTCATCGCTTACAGCGGTCAATGCCAGTTCCAGAGATCATATTTCGGAAATATGACGATTGCCAGAAGATACGGAATGAAAGATATTCACGCAGAGATCATCTACCAAGGAGATAAATTCAAATATCATATTGAAGACGGAAATAAGGTTCTGGATTCTCACGAACAGGATTTTATGAATATTGATAACGAAAAAATCCTTGGCGCATACGCAGTTGTGCTGATGGAAGATGGGACGAAGCATTTGGAAGTAATGAACATCAAACAGATTAAGCAAGCTTGGTCACAGGGCTTCGGATACAAGGAAAATGGGAATGGCACACACCAGAAATTCACTGATCAGATGGCAAAGAAAACCGTTATCAATCGTGCCTTAAAGCAGATCATCAACACTCATGGTGATGTTTTCGTACAGGAAGCGGACGATGATACAGAAACAGTTTCAAGAAATGACGCTTTTGCAGCTGATGTTGCATATGAAATCGAACAGCACGCCAATAAAGAGGAATTCATTCCAGAACCAATGGCAATCGAAGAACAGCCAAAACAGCCGACAGTTGCAGAAGTCGTAAAGCCAGCCGAGAAAGAGCCAGTTCCGGCAGCAGGTAAAGAACCAGAGATTCCAGATTTTATGAAACAGGAGGAAATGTGATATGAACAATAAAGAAATTCTACAGAAAGCAAAGGAACTGGTTGAACTTTTGGAAAAGCAGGAAGAAACCGGAAAGGTTGAGTTGTCAACACTGAAACGAGGAGATGTGTTCCAGACCACTGGAAAGCGTAAATACAAGGTTCTGGAACAGTATGGAGATACAACAAAAATTATTTCGCTTGATCTGGTGAAAGAAAATGTAGAGTTTGGTAATACCTCAGATTACAAAACATCAAACGTAAAGAAACTGTGTGACACTGAAATTCTGAAAGACTTCGAAGAAGAATTCGGGGCAGAAAATATCGAAACACACACAGCAGATATTATCACTGCGGATGGACAGAAATTGGGGACTGTTGATTGTAAAATTCGACCAATTACGTTTGATGAAGCGCGCGGATATACAGATATCACACCGAATCCGCGTTTGAACGATTGGTATTGGACATTATCGCCATGGTCAACGGAAGAACGTGGTTGGGGGAAAAGCTTAGCCGTTGTTTCCCATTCGGGCGATGTCTGCAACGACTTTTACGACGACGAGATTGGTGTTCGCCCAGTTTGTATCTTAAAATCTAATATCTTTGTATCTAAGGTGGAGGAATGATTATGAAGAAAAATCTGAAATATTTCGAGAATGAATTATCTCGATTGAATAAAGAATTTGCGGATTACAAGAAAAACCATATCGGCACACCGGAAATCGGTAAAGTTATTGAGCTTGCTGGTATGGAGTGGATGATTCTGAATAAGACGGAAGACGGATATTTTGCCATTTTGAATGGATTTGATGGAAAAGAAAGAACATTTGATTCAGCTTCAAATAACTGGATTTCAAGTAGACTGAGAAATGAATTAAACACTCGTTTTCTTAAAAAAATTACGGACGAACTTGGAGAAGATGCAGTTATTGAGTTTGATCGAGATTTGCTTTCTTTGGACGGCCAGACAGAATATGGACATTGTAAAGATAAGATTTCGATTTTGACGGTGGATGAATACCGAAAATACAGAAAATACCTTCCAAATATGGATAAATGGTGGTGGCTGCTTACTCCATGGAGTACACCAGCAAATGATTACAGTACAACAATTACCGTTGTTTCCCCTTCGGGCAATTTCGACAACTACATTTGCGACTACGCTGATGGTGTTCGCCCAGTTTGTATCTTTTCTTCTTCAATCTTTGAATCAGGAAATGATGATTGATGGCAAATGAAGATTTAAAGGTAATAACAAAGGCCAAGCAACTTGCAAAGCATACATTAATAGTTACCAGCAATTGCAGACGATACCCGAAAAAATACAGGTTTTCGTTGGTAGATAAGAAGGGAAGGAGATAATGGGAAATAGATATAATAAAAAACATGGACATTCCAATTCAAGATTATATCGAATATATAATAATATGAAGAGCCGCTGTTACAGAAAATATGCAAAAGAATTTGAAAATTACGGTGGCCGTGGAATAAGAGTCTGCAATGAATGGCTGGGCGAAGATGGCTTTATTAATTTTTATAATTGGGCTTATTCACATGGATATTCAGAAGAATTAACTATTGATCGCATAAATAATGACGGAAATTATGAACCCGATAATTGCCGCTGGGTAACAATGATGGTGCAGAATAGTAATAGCCGTCATACGCATATGTTGGAATACAAAGGAACCAAAAAGAATATCTCTGAATGGGCTAGAGAAAAAGGAATGTCCAGAGACACACTGATAAAACGATTAAGAAGCGGATGGGAACTTGAAAGAGCGTTAAATGAACCGGTTAATAAAAGTTTCTCAAGAAAAAGTGTTGAAAGGAGAATGAAGTGAGATTAATTAGCCAGAGCGGAGAATTTGATGTTCCTTATGAAATCGCAGCATTAAGTAGAACAGGAAATATCATAAGAGCATATGTGCCGATTGTCGGAGAAAAAGGAACGGTCATGGCTCGTTATTCGACAGATGGAAAAGCCATGCAGGTTATGGAAATGTTACACGATGCTTATCATGATGCAAAAAATCCAATAGTTCATCAACATTGTATTTTCCAAAGGATGATGAAGTATGAAATGCAAGTATTGCAGGCCTGCCAGAGATGATAACGAAGAATTGATTTATACAGAAGTTAATGGAGACTGCACTAATTTTACGCAAATCAGATATAAAGACGAAGAATACAGGCTTTACACAGTAAATGCATTCATCAAAATTAATTACTGTCCGATATGTGGAAGAAAATTGAAAGCGAGGTGATGTCATTTGTTCATGAGAGTAATTTCAACAGGAAGTACCAAAGGAAATTGTTATGCTTTGCAGTCAAGTACAGGCGAGATTGTTCTTCTTGACTGCGGATGCAACTACAAGAAAATCCTTAGAGGGATTGACTACCAGATAAGCAATGTTGAAGCTGTACTTCTTTCACATGGGCACGGAGATCACACCGAAGCATTCAAGGAAATAATGAATGCAGGCATTCAGATTTGCACCAATGACGAGACAGTTGAGGACATGAACATCCGAACAGGTGAACTGATGAAAGGTGTTCCAGAAAGACATCCATTTAGAGTTGGTTCATTTAATGTGATTCCATTTGAATTGCCACATACAACATATGATAAGGAAGCAAATCAGCTTGTACCTTGCTCGAACTATGGATATCTGGTAGGACACAAGGAAATGGGGAAGCTTCTGTATATGACTGATTTTGAGTACAGCAAATATAATTTCCAGAAAATGAACATACATCATCTGGTAATTGAATGCAACTACTGCGAAGAATCGGTGGACAAAACAGAAGCTAACTACAGACACAGGTTGAAAGGGCATTGTTCTTTGTCAACTTGCAAGCAATTCATTAAGCAAAACCGCACAGAATCACTTCGGACGGTAACACTGGTACATTTGAGCGGTCAATCGTCAGATGCCCGTAAAATACAGCAAGAAATACAAGAAGTCGCAGGAGACAATGTTCTGGTTCAGATCGGACGGGCTGGACTGGAAGTTGACTTGAATTTATGCCCGTTCTGAAAGGAGAAATTTCATGGAAATGACAGACTGTAGCAAATGCAGGTTTCGTAACTGCTGTACGTTAGCATGGGATTACGGTTCCCTGTATTGCAATGATTATGAGGAGGAAGATATATGGAACATTTCTTAGAATCACTTAAAAAATTAAAGAAGCCGTCAACTCACAGTAATCCAGAAGACATTGACCCGTTGTTTTGTCGATACAACAAGGGCTGGAATGATGCAATCGAAAAAGTTGAGAAGTTGTTTACAACGATTTCTAAGGAGAAAAAACATGAATAAAGTAATTTTAATTGGACGTTTAATCAAAGATCCAGATGTCCGAATGGGAACAAACAATATAACAATTGCCAGATACACACTTGCAGTTGAGAGACAGTATCGCAAAAACAATGAACGTACATCAGATTTCATAAATTGCGTTGCACTTGGAAAGAATGGCGAGTTTGCCGAAAAATATCTGTATAAAGGAATGAAGATTGCAGTTATCGGAACTTGGAAGACTGGAAATTACACTGATAAGGACGGAAAGAAAGTCTACACAAATGATTGTCTTGTGGAAACACATGAGTTTGCGGAGAGCAAGAAGAGCCAGCCAGAAGAACAGTCGCAGCCACCAGTTCCAAGCCCAGAACAGGACACAAGCGGATTTATGGATATGCCGTCAATTATGGATGACGAACTTCCGTTTAATTAAGGAGTGATTAAATGAAACCAGTTTTAGAAACAAAATCTACATATAAAGGTTATCCATATGTGGTTCTGTTTATGCCGGGGGCATACAGATGTGGATACGTTGGAGTGCCTTATAGTCACAAGTTAGCAAAGAAAAAAGTTGTCGATTTAGGCTATCTTAACTGTCATGGCGGAGTTACTTATGCAGAACCATCACTATATGATTGCAACGATGATAATACATGGTGGATTGGATTTGATTGTGCTCATTGTTTTGATGGATATGATGTTGATGCAGCAAAACAGTATTTTGGAGATGACCCAGACTTTAAAAGGCTTCTTCATACAATGGAAGACTTCTGGAGAGAGTCAAGCAAAGATTTTGGCTTCGAAACGGATTTCAAAATCTGTTCACTTGCTTATGTCAAAGATGAGTGTAAGAAACTCATTGACCAGATTGAAAAGGAGTGATGCCTGATGGATTATAAAAAATTTCGTCAGGTCAAGGCTATCGAAGCAAGCAATAAGAAAAGACTTTTAAAAGTCAATCCCAAATTGGATGATGGGGCCGGGATATACATGTTGTGGCGAACGGAAACCCACGGGTACGTAGGACAGTCGAAAGGAATATTAACCAGGCTAGCACAACATATGACTGGATATGAGCAACATATTGACCTTTCTATGAAAGCTCATGGGCTGTATTCAGAAAGCAATAAGAGCGGTTATAAGATTGATTTCTTTCATTGCCCGATTGATGAACTTGACGAGAAAGAAAGAGAGTACATTCAAAGAGCGATTGATGCCGGATGGATTATAAAAAACAAGACAGGTGGCGGACAGGATGAAGGGAAAGAAAAGATCGCTGATTACCGACCAGCAAAAGGTTACCGCGATGGGTTGAAGCAAGGCAAAATTGCCCTTGCAAGAGAATTGAAGCATATCATTGATACTCACTTAGAAGTATCAATCAAACCAGAGAAATCAAACAACAAGGTGTCCATCAAGGCACTTGAAAAATTCAATAATCTTCTTAATGAAGAATCTTACAAATGATAAAGCTGCCGGTTCTGGCAGACAAAATCCCAAATAATTACAACTAAATATGCGCACGCCCTCTGGGCTTGGATTGATTCACGCAACTTCCTTGGCATATGAACGCGATCTGAACCCAGAGGTTAAAAGAAATGAGGTAACTATGGTAAGTAAATATAACACCGAAAGAAAGTATTTCGAAGGACAAGAGAACAGAAAAGAAATTTATCTGTTTCTTATCAGATATTTTACAAAATATGGATACGCGCCGTCATTTAAAGAAATTGCCGAAAGCCTTGGCATATCAAAAGCAACTGTACAACGACATATGAGGCAGCTTGAACTTGATGGGTTGATTGCTACTGCGCATCCAAATACTCCGCGAGCGTTCCGCCTTGTAGGGTATGAATATCGAAAGGTGGCGGAAGTATGAGACTATACAGTGTTTTCGAGAATGAACAATGGATTGGCGATATGACCGCTGATGATATTTCGCAAATGCTCAAATGCACTAGAAAAGAAGTCTTAAATGCAGTTACAAGTGCAAATCTAATTGACGGAAAATACGCAGTTGTCTATGACGGTGATAATACCGTGACTGGAACCACACCATTAGACAGGAAACTTCTGAAAGAATTTGTTCTAATCACAAACCAGTTGAAAGGGATGATGGGAGTATGAACAGGGCAGAACGCAGAAGACAGCAGAAAGCGGCTGAAAAGTCACGGAATCCAATTCCATACAATTTTAGTAATTACAGTTTGGAACAGATTTCCAAAACGACAGGCGCAAGAGTTGAAACACTAAAACTGTACTTGAAGCAACGCGAAGATGAAATGCGCAAGGAAATATCGGAAGAACTTATTTCAGAATCACAAGAAAAGCTATGGAAAGCAGAGGATTATATCGCAGTTGCAAATGTTCTTATCAGTTTGTTTGCAATTAAGAAAACATGGGGATTTACGAAATCTAATCAGAGATTCTTAGAAAATCTAAACTCTGCCAAAGAACACATTGAAGAAGTTGGAATCGAGAAAGCGTATCAGGAAGCAAAAGAAACAATGGGAATTAAAATTGAATTTGATTCCATAAATATAAATAAAGAATTTGGATTTGGAGAAAGTGAGGACTAATCATGACAGAGAATTGCAATGAATGTAGTATCGCATGGATTCGTGGTGGTGAGTACGCAGAAGTATCAGCGCATAATGGCAGTAAGATGAAAGGAAGAGTCCTGAAGCTTGCAGAACAGCATCCAGAAGATGTGAAGGTTCTAGCCACAAACAAAGACGGATCCATATTTGCTCATGTCCCAGTTAAGTACGTGAAATTACGAGCACCAAGAGAATTAACAGAAGAGCAGAGAGCGGAACTGATCGAACGTGGAAAGAATATGTCGAGAAATAAATCAACTGATTGTGAAGAAACGTCAGATTTCGATTCTGGCGATGATAATGAGGAAATGTTCGATGTTTAATGAAAGAATGGGAATTAATGTTGAAAATGGTAAAAGTAGGATTTGCCCTAAATGTGGGAATCGTTTTCAAGTTTTCGCAGATTATAACCGGCATTATGGAGGAGATTTATATTGGTGTGAATGCACAGAATGTAAAACCATAACAAAAATACATCACAGTAAGGAAACTGCAATAGTGGCTTTTAAGGAAGGATTGGTGCACAAAAATGAGCAAAGTGAACATATATGGGCTTAAAGCATATATATCCAATGCATTTGATTTGCATGTTGGTAAAAGAATTAAATACACAGAGCGTGGTGAGGACGGAATAGAACATATCTATGAAGTAAAACAGTTGTTTCCGTTTTGCATTTTGTTGGAAGATATTTACGATCACACAAGAATTTGCCCTTGTTACAGCAAATTAAGCATGATGATAAGAGGGATTGAGTAAACATGATAACAGTTAAAAGAAAGTGAGGATGGGAAATGAAATTCAAAAGTAACGCTAAGTACAAAGAAGAACCCAAAACTGGGAGTATTTTTACATTAAAATATAATTCTTTAGGAATCAGTATTCACAAATATGTTGGTTGCGGAGATGTACTGTTTCTCAATAGCAAGGCACTGGGCATTGATAACTATGATCTTAAGACAGAGGATTTCGAGGAAGCTGTCAGAAAGGCGAAAGAAATTATCATGAGTAAAGTTAAGAAAATCAGAGAGGATGCTTGCAAATTCTACGTAGACAATAACATTGAACTTGATAGATATTAGGAGGATGACAATGAAATTATATTTCTACATTTTAGACAGCGACAGAGAATTCAATCCGGAAACTAGAACATTCGGAGACTCTGCTTTTAAAGTCAGAGTTGAGGAATGCGAGGTAGTTGAGAAACCAAAGACGTACAGAGCAGTAACGCGGTTTCCAAAAGGACTTTACATTGGATATGTGAAAAAAGAAGATATTGGAAAAATTTCTGATTCTTTAACACCATACATTGTATTGGCAGCACCGAACTATCAGTTTGTAAAAGATAAATTCTTAGAAAGATATAACGTCGAAATCCACAGGCTAAAAAAAGCAATCGCTATGTACGAGGATAAGATAGCTGCAATCGAGAATTACAAGGAGGGCACAAAATGTTAATCAGAAGTCAGAATAAAAAATGTCTTGTAGAAATAAATAAAATGATTATTTTAGCATCTGGAAAAATGGTTATATGCTATGACACATCATGTATTATGGACGAAGTATATGTGAATTTGGGAAACTATAGTTCAGATGAAAAAGCCCTTAAAGTACTGGATATGATTCAGGAAGCATACATGGAATACAAATCTGGTGAAATTGTTGGCAATGGGTTGGCGGGATCAGCATACACAGGAAGCTATGATACAAAAGAAAGTGTAGCACATGGAATTGCTGTATTAAAAGGCTATGGAAATGAGATAAGAAAATCAATCCTGTTTCAGATGCCAGAAGATTCGGAGGTATAAGCATGAGCCATATCAAAGACAGATTATCGGATTATCATGATTTCATGAAGAAACTTGTGGATGACCACCAGATGGTTTTGGCAAGCGATGTTTTTGAAATGATAGAACAGCTTCAAGACGATCTGGAACAGGATGAGAAAGAAAATAGATGGATTCCTGTCAGTGAGAGATTGCCGGAAGAACGCGATTCCATATTTGCAAAGTTTAAAGGAACAGATAACTGGAAAAGAGGAATGTTCGAAAAAACATCTAAATATGTGATTGCTACAGTTGTATTTGACGATGGAACAGTATTGGTGCAGCAAGCACATACTACTGATGGAATTTGGAGAACGGATAAAAAAATTTTAGGCGGAACAGTAGTTGCATGGATGGATTATCCAGAACCATATAAGGAGGACTGAACATGATAAAAATAACGCAATGTAAAGGAGAAGGACAGGGCAGTTGCAAGAGATGCAACGATAAAGGCGTCTGGAACAGAAAATGGATGTGTTTTCTCTATAAAATAGAGGGACTTGAAGGCTGTTACTGTAGAGAATGCGTAGACGAAATCATGCGAGAGAAGAACTAAATGGGATATTGCAAATTAGAGTGTCCGGACGGTGAAATAACGTGTTGCATTTGCTGCGAGAAACAAGGCGGTTGTGATAACCGGTGTGACATGATGGACAGCTACGAGTACGCAGAAGATTGCGAGGGCTATGTTGTGGAGGATGATTATGAAGTATAGAAAGAAACCGGTAGTGATTGAAGTATTTCAGTATGATGGTGACTTAAAAAACTCAGATGGCAAATATCGAGTTCCAGACTGGGCGATAGAAGCATTCGAATCAGGAGTTATGCACCATTATTCACCCTATAAATATCCTGACGATACCGCTCTTGAACTGTTTATTGACACTTTAGAGGGTACGCATCACGTATCAGTAGGAGATTATATTATTCGTGGTATTCAAGGTGAACTCTATCCATGCAAACCAGATATATTCAGAGAGACTTACGAGGAGGTGGAGGAATGACTGAATTCTTATTAGGACTTACGCTCGGCATCATAATCGGCGTGACCGGACTTGTATGCGTAGCGATCATGTACGACAAGCACCACCCAGACGAATAGAAAGGAGAAACGGTATGCTGACAAGTAATAAAAAGCTGAAAGATTACGGTATTCCGGCAGAGGACATAGAAAAACTGAATACGATGCTGAAAGACTTCCCGGCAGAGTACGGATACCTGCTTACCAGTGCCGCCTTGTCAGCTTGCCCGAAAAACACGGTGATAGCGGATATGATTATTGATAATATCCTGCACCGGAAAAGTTACAGGAAGA